CCAGGATGGCGATAATCGCAATCACCACTAGCAACTCAATAAGCGTGAAACCCTTGCCACCAGTTGTCAAGGTACCCTGCCGTGTCGGTTTCATCGTGTCTTCCTTTCGGCCCCGCTCCTTGCGGTGCCTTGGTTAATACGGGGGCGGTCATCCTACCCGCCCCCGGCCTGCTAATGGCGCGCCCAACCGTCAGGGATTAGGGACGATAGGGAATGGCTTTAACCCAGCCGTGGATTTTGACCATTGCCCGTCCTGCACCCGTTGCAGCAGTCGTCACGTACACCGTCTTGTTCGCGCTCGAGCAGTCGATATCGTCATACGAAGTATCCATCGCGGTATCGACGCCGGTTACAACGGCAGGCCCGATAGCCAGGCCGCCGCTAGAAGCGCCGTTCGCCACCGAGGCAATCGTATTCCCGCTCGAGTCTTTCAGGTAGAAGGTCTGATAGTTCGTGTCCTGGGCCGCGTAGTTCGTGCCCGCATTTACCCCAAACTCGGTGAAGTGCCACAGATAGCCAGAGGGCAAAGTAATCGCGATCTTGTAACCTGAGGTTTCGTCGGTCGTAGCGAAATCATCCCAGAACCAGTGAAACGTTTGAGTGTACATGTTGCCTCCTCTCGGCGGCCCTTTAGTCGCCTCGCGGCTAACGCCACGGGCGGGGGCGGGTTGCTACCAGCGAAGGGGATACGAAGCGGAGGGTCTCCGTATCCCCCGGCTGGTTAGGGGTGGCCCTGCGGCACTGGCTTAGCCGGTGCCGAAGCCGGTTGTCACGAAGTAATACAGCAGCCCTACTGTGTGGTGAGTGGACGGGTAGACGTGAGTGAAGCTCAACCGCATCCGGGCGGCGAGAACGCGCTGCCCCTGTTCGGGCCTGTCTACGACCGTGGCATTGAAGATAGCCTTGTCGTAGATACGGAAGGCGGGTGCGTAGACGAACATGGCCGTGCTCTGAGTTTTCGTGCTGCCGTCGTAGACGCCGGAGACGTTCAGGTCGTCCATGACCATCGCACTCGGGACAATCTGATAACCGCCGATCATATCTACGATACGGTAGCCCAGATTGCGAACGTCGGCGTCGCCTGCGAAGCGCGGCGTCAGGTAGATGTTGTTATTCCGTGTATCGCGCAGCGCGCCCATGCGAGTGCGGCAGGCATGGCTACAGATGAACACGGTATCAGTGAGGCGTGCGCCGCCCGAGCCGGGACCGGCATACGGGTTACCTTCCATGCCCTGGGCGTATTTCCCCATGAGCAGGGCCGGGGTCATCAGCTGTTCCCAGTTCCAGTAGGAGGCGCAACTCGTGAGAGTGGTCGCGTCGTTCAGGCCCTTGTAGCGTAGACCAGAGAACTGCATCCGACGGTCGCCGGTCGTGATCCCAGAACCTGTGTCCTGGTGCGTCGCGCTTGTATCACCGTCGATAATCGCCTGGTCCAGCCCACGGGCGAACTCGCGGGTGAACTTACCGCGCACGTGGTCCATGATATTAATGATGGAGTCCTCTTCCATCTCATAGGACCAGATGGTGCGGGCGGTAATCGTCTTCGCCGTCGCGGTGATCGTGGTCCCGACGCCCGGCGTGGAGGCGGTGTATTTCGGATCGTCGTCGTCCGTAGTCGCTTCCGCCGAACCGTAAATCGTGATATCGGTTCCCTCTGCCGGGATGCTCATAGTGCCGCCGGTACCGACCCAGGGCGCACGCGGGAAGAGCCTGGCAATCGCGGTCGTCTGGTAGACGTTCTCAATCATGCTGTAGGAGTACACCGTCGGGGTCCAGGCGCTGTCCTCGGTGGTGTCCATCGCCTTGCGGTACTCTGCGATACCATCCGCGAACCGCTTGTAGTACCCGAGGTCTCGCACCGAATGCATACCCAGATCAGACGGGTCGCCTCCCTCGCGATCCCTAGTAGCATGCAGACCACGCAACTGCGCCAGCATGAGCATATCGTCATTCGCGCGCTGGAGGGTTGCGATCTCCGGGTTTTTCTCCACGTCGCAGGCGTGCCGGATAAGCTCGTTCATCGTGGTCGGGCGGGTGTTTTTGATATACTGCAACAGCCCGCCTGCCTTGTTGACGCGCTCGAGCATGTCCACCGAACCGCGCGCGGCGTCGGCAATCTGCGCCTGCGTCTTCGCACCTTCGCCGCCGCCCGTCCGGCCCATCGCTGGTCCGGCACCACGCAATTCCTCGGCACGCCGCATGACCTCTTCGGCAAACTGTCCGGCGTCGATCTTCTTCGCGGCTTCCTCGTAGACGCCAGCGGCGGCGGCTTCCTCGAGCGTGAGTGACTGCTCCTTCGCGAGTTCCTGGGCAAGCTTGTTAATCTGCCCAAGGCCTTCCTCGTAGGCCTTCATAACCATATCGTCGTTCGTCGCCGAAGCCGGGTCCAGCAACTTCGCATTGATCAGAATCTCAGTCGTCCGCTTGCGCAGCGCATCCTCACCCTGCTTCACCAGGTCAGGGGCCTTCTCGGTCTCCTGTGCCATTTCAAACTCCTCGGCAGGACCTCTGTCCTGCCTTTAGCGATTGATTACTGAGTGGGTTTGTACCCGAGAAGCCGAGCAGCGTATCCGGTATACTTGCTTTCGCCTTCCGCTTCCGCAGGCGTGCCACGGCCACGGCTTTCGTCGTCTCGCACGAGGACCTCCTGCAAGGCCGTGATAGCGGAAGCTACCGCTTCTCGGTTTTTGTCGCTGAGCACCCTTCCGGCCTTCAACACTTCCGCCAACTTGCTCATGGGGCTGAGCAGGGCATCAAAGAGTTCCGGCGATAGGGCTCGCCCCTCTTTCGCCCAGTGCCGCAGAATGTTGTCCATGCCGGTCAAGGAGCCCAGACTACGGCAAGCATCCTCGAGGAACCGAAGCTCCTCAGGGTCGCTTACGTCCTTCAGTGCAATCCCGGCGACGATGCGCTCATCAAAGTCGCGCACCCAGGGGCGGCGCATATCCAGGCCCAGGGACTTTCCGAGTTGCAGGTCCGCGTCCGGGTTCGCGCCTAAGGTCACGGCACTAAGCTCGAGCAGATCAAAGTCTTTATCGCCCTTCTGTCCGCCCCAGTGCCATACGCCGTCGTCGTCTTCGTCGCCGGACTTCGAGAAGTCCCAGGGTCCCTTTCTGCCGGGTAGCGGGTTGAAGCCGATGGACTGCGACATCGGGATATCGGCCTCGAGCAAGGTCACGAGTTCGTCGGCGGCGGGTAGCAGCCCCTGCGGCACCAGCTTCGCCTTCGTCCAGATGCTGCCCTCCCGCAATTCGTATTCCACGACCTTGCCGACAACCGAGGCCGTCCAGTGGTCGCGCAGATAGGGCAAGCCTTTCCCCGTGCGCCCAAAGGCGGACTTGAAGGCGCGCTCCAGGGCTTTCTGGTTGACTATCTCTCCCTGGCGGTCCCGCGTGGGGCTGGAAGCGACGCCCTCCACATACCGCGAACCGTCTGGCGCGACGACGGCCTTCACCTCTGTGGGCAATGTGCAGATACGCTGGAATGCCGTTGCAGGCATCGCTAACCTCCTCACTAGTACGTAATGACTTTACCTATTTCACCCGCGATAGCTTGCTCAACACTAGGATAGCGCACGACTTCAGGCTCTGTTAGTATCCCGCGTGCGATAGGAAACCGCTCTACCCAGTAATCCAGGAAGCCCTTAGGCAATTGCCCATGTAGCCGCCTGTTGGCATCGTTCGCGGTAAGCTCTGCGACCAGGTGACCGTTAGCATTCCGCGCGTACAGTTTCTTCCCGCCCTGCACCAACCAGAGTCCGGCGAACTCATAGTGCGGACTATCGCCGCTGCGAACAAAGGTCAATACCTGCGAGACCCGGAAAGTCATCGCTTTCCCCTCGCTATCAATACACGGGCTGCTCTTTGACAGGCTCTTCGCTGCGCTTGCCTGCATATTCCACGCGAACACGCAGGCGGCCCCCGGTTACTTCGCGCCCGTTCAGATTGGTTAGCAGCCAGACCATGTGATCTGCATTCCCGGCATCGAAGACGACCGGCGGCGAGGGCGGCGGTGCAGCATCACACTCGCGGCGTCCGTCGCGCAGGTCGGCCATTTCGACTTCGATCATCTGGATTACATCCAGGTGCTGGCTCCGGCAGGAGCTTCCGGGAAAGTCACCGGGCCGGTCTTCGGTTTGGGTTTTGGCTTCGGGATCGGCTTCGGTTTTGCAGCAGGTTTGGGCTTCGGTAGTTTCGGCGGTTTCGGGACCGGCTTCGGCTTAGGCTTCGGTGTGGGCTTTGGCTTCGGTTCTGGTTTGGGCTCTGGTTTCGGTTTCGGCTTCGGTTCGATAACCGCCGCCTTCGGCTCCTCGGCAACGATTGTGCAGCGGCAATTGATAACCTCCGACGCCTTCCCCGCCGGGTCGCCCGGATACATCAGGCCATTCGGGAAGGTCTCGCCCGGCTCCGCGACCTTCCCATGCATCACCGAGTGGCTGTCCCGTACCCGGTGGTCTAAAGTGGAAATCCAGCGCCGCGCGGCCTTCGATTCTTCTACCGCCGTATAGGCCCCGAAATTATGGCTGGAGGCAAGTTCCGTCTGCGCTATGCGCCGTGCCTGATACACCTTCAGCCCCGCGAACTTCTCCATGATGCGGTCGCGCAGATCGTTTGTCGCGGTGCCCTCTTCCTGGGCCTTCAGAATGACCTGGCGCAGTTCGTCGTGAACTGTCTTCGCGACGGTTTTGACCTTCAGCGCCTTCTGCTCGATGAACTTCAATACATTCGGATTAGCCGTGCTAAAGTCGAGCCCGGCGCTCGTATCCAGTCCGGGTAGCAGCGTTTCGATCTCGCCCAGGACTTCGTATCCGGCTGCTTGTGCCGCTTCCAGAGCCGGGCCTTTTACGATCTCCCAGACCACGTTGCCCTCGACATCCACCTTGAACAGCAGCGCCTCCGGGTCCGGCACGCTGGCCTTGAAGGCCTTGAAGGTATTGAGTTTCGCCAGGACCTCGCGCTCGAGCCGGTCATACCAGGGTTGCAAGTCGGCGATAAGGTTCTGCTCCGGCTTTTTGAGGCGGTCACTCATCGCCTTCAGAATAGCCCGGTGTCGCTTACCGCCAAAAGGGACGGCCCCACCACCTGCCCGCTTCCTACGCCCGATCTGGTTTACCGCTTTCGCGGCTTCGTCGCCGGTTTCTTCTTCCCCGAACAAGCCATAATCGGCCTCCTCATCGTATTCCTCCGCATCTTCCTCGCCTTCTGTGCCCGGTTCGGTGCCGGTCGCCGCAGGCAACTGCATTTCGTCGGCAGTCACATACAGGTCCGTGCTGCTGCGCTTGTATCGTGCGCCCGCTTCATCCGGCAACCGTTCATAGCCGAGGGCTTCGCGGTATTCGTCGATGCTGGTTGCACCGGAATTGAAGGCGGTATCTTCCCGCGTCGCCTGCGCCGCCATATCCTCCTGCAAAGCCTTGACGACGGACAGGTCAAACTCGGTGATGATATCCTCGCCGTAGCGCGGGGCAAGGAACTCATTGATCTGCCCGCCTATGAAGTCCAGCAGCGGCGTCATTGTATCCGACCAGAACTGCAACTGGGCGGCTTCGTAATTGCTTCTGTTCACGTCTTTCGACTTGAACAACTGCGTCGGGGTGCCGGTGACGGCACTGATTTCCGTATCGTGCCGGTCGGCCATGCCCAGGTATTCGGCGTCTCGAGGAGAGTGCTGCGTCGGCGTCCAGTTGAAGTCCTGCAATGCGGCGACTTTTCCCGCGTTCTCCGGGCCTTCGTGCCGCTTGTTCCACATATCAATCAGGCGCTGGAATTCGTCTTCGTTAATGCCCTGCTCGCCCTTCGGTGTGAGGATACCGGATATGGTGAAGCCATTCGCCATCATGGCTTCGGCGTAGGCGAGGCGGCTCCAGTCGGCCTTCAACACCTTCTCCAGCGTCTCCGCGCTCGAGAGGCCGTAGAAGTCGTTTGTGGGGTGTGGCAGGCGAAAGTGCAGGACCTCTTCCGGTGCGTAGCTAATGTCCTTCCCGTTCGCCGAAAACTTGTAGCCGCCTACCCAGCGCCGGGCGTCAGGCACAACCCGCACCCGGTCGGGACGCATCCGGTACAGCGCACTCGGAATGTTGCCGTCTCTCCCGCCGGCTAGTTCCCAGTAGGCATTTCCGGTCGCCTCCAAGTCGAAGAGCGTGATGTAGATTAGCTCCCGCCACGTCATGCGGTCGTTCACCCCGTCCAGGAGAACGCGTAGCGGGTGCGCCATGTCAACTTCTTCGCTTATCAGGCCCTGTGTCTTCAGTTGGCTTGCACGTTCGGGGCGCGGGATAGTGCAATAGGCGTGCTGGTAATGCGCGGCGGTGCCCTTGCCGATAAAGAGGCCAGCGGACTTCGTAGCATTGTCCGGCACGAGGCGCATCACCCTAAGCGGAACGCCCATTGAGGCGGTGGCGATATGCGTTAGGGCCGCATTGAAATAGGGGTGCCGCCAGGAATACTCCAGGTCGTTCGTTGTCACTCCCGGATGCTTTGCGCCTTCGTTTCCGACCTGCGCCACGAGGGCAGGGCTTTGGCGAGAGGCGGCGTCAACGGCGGCCTTGGCAAAAGCGGTCGGAACGTACCCGAACCGCTGCAGAAAACGCGACAGAAACCCCATGACGCCCTCCTCTCAGAAGAATATCTTCGGGCGGCTGGCCCTAGTAACGCCCATTACCAGATAGCGAGCGGCGTCCGCTGCATGATCGTTGACCTTCGAAGGTTCATCCGGGCGGATGACGCCTTCTCTACTCTGCTTGAAACAGTAGGTCAGCGTTTCCGACCGCAGATGCGTGCAGTCCAGACTTATACGCAGCGTGTTCGCGTACAAGCGCCCACCCACGGCAGCAAGACCCGGCACGACTTCGTTAATCGCCTTCGTCGCCGGAACACCGGCGCGCTTGAAGGCTTGAATGTTCGCAGGTTCCGAAGGATCGCAATACCAGGTGAGCACTTTCCACTTCTCAGAGAGTTCCTTCGCCCGGTCTATCCACCATTCGATAGTGCGCTCCGATTCGTAAACCTCCTCCACAATCCAGAGCACGCCCTCCGCATCAAGCCCGCCCACGAGCAGGACGCCGGGATGCGTCCAGCCCCAGTCCACGCCGCCGACGACAGAGACAAACTGGAGGTCTTTAGGCAGTTGCACGACGTGCGTTTCGACGTTGAACTGAGGATAGACCAGGCCCTCGAAGGCGACATATTCCCCGAGCACCTCCTGCCGCCAGATTAGGCTGCCCGTGCCATACTCGCGATCCACGCGCTCGAAGTAGTCCTGCGGTAGTGTCGGGTTGTCATGCGACGTGGCCCGGATTACGTCCAGTCCTGCGCGGCTTTCGGAGAGTAGCCCGTAAGTCCAGTGGCTCGTGCCCTTCGGCGTGAAGGTGAAGACGACCTGGCGCGGCCCCTTCGGGTCGGAGAGGCGGCCCTGCAAGTAGTTGTACGCTTGTTTCGGCCATAGGGCAACTTCATCGCCGACCGCCCAGCCTAGCGTTGCACCAAGAAGGCTCGAAGGGTTCGACGCCGTGCGCAGCAGGATATGCCCGCCAGTCGGCAGCGTGATCTCGCCGTCTACTTTGTTCCAGGTCCAGTGTCGTAGCAGGCCCATGCTATCGGCAAGCGTGGTAAGTTCGACAATGACCGCCTGTTTGAGCATCGGATAAGACGGCGCGACAATCATGCCCCGGCAGGACGGGTATTGCAGCGCAAGTAGCAAGGCTTTCAATGCCCCAGCCCACGTCTTCCCGGCACGCGCCCCGCCTTGATACACAACAGTGTCAGCATCGCTTGCGAGGAACTGGCGCTGCTTGCTACTCGCCCGAATCGTTATCTGTTTCGCTTCCGCCGCCATCGCCATCCTCGTAGGGTGCAATCACGATCTGTACTGGCCCTCCACCGGGGCCGGAGACCTCGTGAGCGTGGCGCTGAGTGGCAACACCCTGCACCTGCGCCAGTTGGCTGCTCACATCCGCAACTGTCTTGAGTATCTGCGCCCTCACGACCTCGCTCGTCGCCTTGGCGTACTCGCGCCACAGGCACTTCAGCACTTCGGTGAGACGAGCTTCGTGTCTGGCGCGAAAGCTGATGCAGTCCGAGTCTTCAACCGCGCAGATTAGCTTATGGATTTTGTCGATGTTTCGCTTGACGGTCTCCCAGTCAACCCCAAGTCCTCGGGCAATGGAGGTGATCGACTCCGACCGCCCTATCCATGCCGTGTAGGCTGCCATAGCCCAGTCCGGCACTGGCTTCCCCTTGGCGTTAGTTGCCAAGGAGGCGGCGTCGGCCTCGCGAGGCTTCTTGGCCTTCGCGGGCTTAGTCGTCGTCGGCTTGCGTGGGGTCATGGGGTGTCACTCGGGAAGTGTTCCCCGGTTGCCTCCAGGATTGCTTGCTTGCCGGTCAGGGCCTGCCACCGGCGAACCGCAACGTCCACATAACGCGGTTCGATCTCTATGCCGTAGCAGATGCGCCCGAGTTGTTCGGCGGCAATGAGAGTGGTGCCGCTGCCCAGGAAGGGGTCGGCGACAATGTCGCCGCGCGTGCTGCTATTGAAGATCATCGGAGCGACCAACTCCACCGGCTTCATCGTCGGGTGGTCCTCGGAACGATGCGGTTTGTCTACCTCGAAGACGCTATCCAGCGTATGGTCGTCTATGAAGTAGTGGCCGCCGTCCGGCTTCCAGCCGTAGAGAATTACCTCGTGGCGGTAGTGATAATCGGTACGCCCCAGAACGAATTGCTGCTTAACCCAGACCAAGGAATGATGGTAGGTGAACCCTGATGCCGTTACCGCTGCAATGAAATGAGGAAGTAGCGTGCCCGGCGGGCACGCTACATAGCACGCGGCTCCCGGCATCCCGTACTCCGCCATGAGCGTCAACGCATTGCGGGCCAGGGCTTCTGTGGCATCCTCGGTCATGTGGTCATTGGCAATAGGCGTCTGGTTGAGGTTGCCCCGATCAAGGCTGTTCAGAAATTCGTTTTTGTCGGCATAGCTTACACCGTAAGGCGGATCGGTCCAGACCATTCTCGCCTTGCTGTCTCCAAACAGGGACGCCACCGTATCCGCCTCTGTGCAGTCCCCGCACACCAGCCTGTGTTCCCCCATCAGCCACACGTCGCCCAACCGCGTGATGGCCTCCGGTAGCACCGCAGGAGCTTCGTCTTCCATCGCGTGCTGCGCCCCTGTTACTTCCGCCGCCACTTCCGCAATCAGCGCATCCAGCGCCGCGTCGTCGTAGCCGGTTGCGCTCAGACCTTCGGGTGCGAATTGCTGAATCTCTGCCAGCAAGGCAGCTAACTGCGCCTGGTCGTCTTCCGCCAGCCGCGAGACTTCATTCTCCAACACCAGGAACTTCGCGGCACGCGGGTCGTCGCTGGCATACTCAAGCCGGTGGACAGGGACCTCGTGAAGGCCTGTCTGTCGGGCAGCCTCTACGATCCCGTGCCCGGCGAGAATTACGCCGTCGCTGCTGATGACGACGTTCCGCGCCCAGCCGTACTGTTGCAGTGACGCCACCAGGTGCGCAAGTTGCTCCGGCGGGTGTTTCCGGTAGTTACCGGGATAGGGCCGCAGGTTTTCAATCGGTATCAATTCAAGATCCATGACCTTCGGCCTTTCGGGATTGAGGAGGCCCGGCTCCTCTTAGAGCTAAAATGCTAACCGTGTTAGCGGAGCCCCGTGTAGCCTGCGGCGGGTGTGCCGGGCCAAGCGGCCAACAAAAGAGCCCCTGCCGGAAGCAGAGGCTCACTGCGTCTTCACTGATTAGTAGGCACGATAGTAGTAGTATCTCGAACTAAACCGTAGCACACTTAGCTGTCCTCTGTCAAGCCTTTCCCGAGTTGGCCTATCAGGTGGTGGCATTCGTCCAGTGCCGCCCGCACTAGGCCGTTCTGGAGAAACCATTGTATTCGTTTGGCACGTAGGCAGAGTACGGCGCGTTTCGCGCGGTAGGCGTCGATTGCGAGGTTGTTCCAGTTAGTCCCTCCGATAGGCGCACCAGGCCCCTCGGGCGGACTTTCCACATAGATGATCAGAGCGTTCAAGTGGTCCGCTATTTTGAGCAACCATTCCGCCGCCGACACCAGGTCCCGGTTACCCGCATGGCACCGGCGCACGTATTCCAGCAGTGCTACCACGGGCCGGGTTTCCTCGAGGCGCAACCGTTCGATACGCGGGTCCTCCCGTGGTGATTGCTCGAGCCAGGAGAGGTGAGTATCGCCATCCGTTGTTTCCACCCGGAACTCCCTTGCGGGCGGCGTCCAGTGCCCACCGTGATATGACGCCTGCCCTGCGGACCGCCCGCTAACCAGCGTAGAGTGCGGCACTCCGATTACTCTCCCTTCTCATTGCACCAGGTCTGGACCTTCCAGGGGCACATCTTCGGCTTGCTTATCCGGCAAGGCAAGCGCACGAACTATAAACCCGTAGTAATCAAGCCCCTGCTCCGCCACCAGCCGCCTTGTATGCGAGCGTTCTGCATCTCGCCCCTACTGCCCCCACGTCCCGCCCCAGTATCTTGCTCAGCCTCCGCACCGCCACCATCACCGCGCGGTCTTCCTGCGGCATCCAAGTCTGCCCCTTGCCGCAGATACCCCGTGCCGCCCCGAGCACTGAGGCCCGGTTTTGCACTGCGTGCACCGTCCGGCCCAGTTCCCGCGCCAGAGCCTTCGCCCCCACGATCCGGTACTCGCGCACTATCCGCAGGTCGTGCTCAGGGCTCCAGGGCTTGCGCCGGTTGGGAGGATGCTCTGCCTGCACATAGTCGAGCAGTTTCTCTGTGAGGATATCCAGCGCAGCCGCCCCATCGGTCATTGCGCCCCTCGGGGACGGTCCTCTGCGAACAGCACCCCGTGCAGGCCATCCTCAATGCCCTTGGTACCATCCGAAAACAGGGAGGTCATGCGTATGCCCTCGTAGGTGCCGGTAAGCCGCGCGCACCTGTCGTAGTAGCTGGAGTAGGGCAGGTTGCGGTTCACGATATGCGCCCAGATGTCGTTCTCTGTCCAGTCGGCGACGGGCCATACCTCCGGCTGCTCCGCGCTGACCCAGCGATTTGCGTCGATGCGGTGGCGGCGTCGCACACTCTCCTGCCGCCGCAGGCCGACGACTGCTGTGCTCCAGCCGAACCGTTGTGCAGCCTCTCTTACCCCGGTCAGCCAAAACACGGCATCGGGGATCGTGACTATGCGCACGCCGGGCCAGGCGTACTTCATGCCGCAGAGGAAGTTCCGGTGCTTTGTGGCCACGACCAGTTCGAGCCCGTAGTGGTCGATGACGGTCTGCCGCACCTCCTCGCGTAGCCACTGCGGCATGACGTTGCTTCCCTTCGCCGCCGAGGTGCCGAAGTCATAGAACACCACCGGGGGCTTGAACCGGGCGCACAGGTCCAGCGCCACAAGGCTATCCTTGCCGCCGCTATAAGCCACGTAGAAGCCGCCAGCCGTCAACTCCGCGCACCGATGCTCGGCTTGCGCGCACGCCACCCGGTAGGGCTCCGACCGTGCGTGGCACAAGTACGCCTCCCGCCAACTATCCGGCATCGGCATTGGCGTCCACTCCTATCGCAGCCAGAATGCTCTGCCAATCGCCAGCGAAACGCAGCGCCTTATCATCCACGTAAGCCAGCGCGGTCGGCTTGCCGCAGAGCACGCCATCGACCTCGATCCCATGCGCCGTCAGGTGTGCCGCGATGGCATCGTGCTCATCCGGCCACCGCGCGGTGTGCACCAACACCTTCCGCCCTGCAGCACGCAGTGCCGCAACCGCCTCGCGGGCACCGGGCATCAGAGCGCCGAAGCAAAACCGCTTGTACTCGCGCAGGTTCTCCAGCAGCGTACCGTCCAGGTCAATCGCCACATCCTGCCGGTAGCTGGTTCGCGGCTGCATCCGGTAGCGCTGCCATTCCCACAAGGCAACCGCCAGCGCCGCCTCTACGGTATGTTCCGTCTGGGCACCGAACATGGGGATGGCTACACGGGTGGCGCCGGGGATAGCAGGCAGACCGTGGGTCTCGCCGCCGCAGAAGATGCGCTGCACGCCCCGCCAGGCCACATGCGGGAACTCCGCCTCGTGCTTGTGGCAGGGCGGCACCAGGGCGATAGCGCCGTGCCCCTCGGTGGTGAGAGCGGGTATCCCCACCAGCTCCACGCGCCCGGCGGCGGAGTAGAGGTTGCCCGCCAGGTGTGCGCCCTTGCAGTCCACGCACTCCAGCCGCTTCACGCCATTCGCCTCGCAGAGCCGTACCACACGGTTGAGATTGCGACCGACTCGGTAGAGGGTCACCTTCATGCCAGCACCACCTCCGCCCCAGGGGGCGCGCAGAGTGCCACGCTACCCGGTGCCCAGTACGGCGCGTGCCATGCCAGGTGCACCGCCTCCGACCATTCACGCAGTGCACTCACCGGGATCGGTCGCATCGCAATACCGCCAGCCACCAGCGACAGGTCCTCGCGCTCCGCGATTAGCTCTAGGCCGAGGATCTTGCCCCAGCCGATCCGCCCGTCATTGCCCAGGTGCGTGAGGTTGCGCAGCAGTCGCCCGATCCGGTCCATATCCCCGCAGGCGTAGAACTCTACCCGCTCGCAAGGCACTAGCACCGACCGGAGCATGTAGTTGCGGAAGTGTCCGCTGCCCAGGTTGACCTTATTGGGGCCGGTGCGCGGGAAGCCCTCGGGCTCGAAGCGCTTGAACATGGTCTGCACATCCCGCTCCACGTCGGGGCAGAAGATGCTCACACCGGCGTGGCGCACACCGTTGGTCTTGATGTACAGCGGTGCCTGGTGCTTGGGCTCCGGGATGTAGGCTTTGCTGGGCAGGTAGCGATACTCGCGCCCCAGCCGCTCCTCCTTGCGCAGGTGCGCAGTAATCCCATCGAGGTGCAGCCAGGGATGCGCAATGCAGACCGGGGAGCCCAGCCAAAAGACCGCGCGGAAGGGCTGCATCATGCGATGATTGCCTCCTCCTCAGTGGCCTCAGCCTTCGCCTTGCCCTTCGCCTTCTTTGGTGCGGCCTTCGGCGGGTTGGCGATCAGCGTGAGGGCATCTGTCGCCAGGTCGGCATGCTCGTGGCACCAGGTCAGATATGGCTCCGGGTCGGGTAGGTGGTCGTACTCCACCAGCAGTTTTCCGAAGCCTCCGGAAGCCTTCCCGCCGATGGTGGGCTCCTCCAGCCAGAGCTCCAGCCCGCGTCCGAGGACGCCCGCCTCCACCGGCGAAGCCTCGCGCAACACAAAGCCATGCTCGAAGAGCGTGCCGGGAATGATGCACTCACAGGTCACCAGCATCTGCACCGCCTGCTCATCCTCCTCGCGTTCCTCGTGCAGGTCGTCGCGGCGAGTCTGGAAGTGCTCATCCAAGAAGGTTGCGGCAGCCTCCTCCCACCGGGGGTCGCTATCCCATGTCCGCGCAGGTCGCACCTCCCGCATCCAGGACCGCTCCTCACAGACCGGGTATGCATGGTCGACGTTCAGACAGCCCTCCAGTATCTGGTTGCCGATGCTCGTGCCCAGCAGCCCCAACGGAGGGATGTTCTCCAGCAGCTTCCGTCGCAGCGCCACATCAAACTTCGAAGTGTTGTCATCGCTGCTCTCCAGCTGGCCGCCGCTGAATAGCGCGTGATGCAGCTTGGGGTTGGCGTTCTCGTAACCTACGAGCTTCAGGAAGTCCTTCATCATCAATCGTCGCAGCCTGCCACGGATGGCATTCGCGTTGACGAAGGGGACTTCGACGGTCTCACCCGCGTGACGGTCCCACAGCTTCATCATCCGTTGACTCGGTGTCGAGCCCGTCTTTTCCGTCCCAAAGTGCAGCAAGGGACTGATGGTCTCCAGTGTCCCCACGATGCGCTCGATGCGTGCCATTCCGTTCGGCTCTCCATTCCTGTGCCACAGCGATTGCCCGCATACACGCGGGGATGTGCTCGTGCCGCAGATACCGCAAGACCGACTTCTGGACGGGCTCCAGGGCCTCCACCAGGGCCAGCGCCTCCACCGGCAGCGACTGAATGCCCCACTGGTTCGACAACTTGCTCACAAACCTCCCCAGTGATGGCTGGTTTGCGCGGAACCTCACGCGGTGATTAAACACGTCGTGGGCATTGTGCCGCGACCGCGCCAGTTGCTTCCCGGCCTTCATGTAGATGTGCGCCAGCAATTGGCTCACGAGGTCGCGCTGCTCCTCACTTAGGGGCATAGTGGGCATTCACCAGTACCTCCCATTCCGGTTTCCCGGCCTCGTGGCACGCAATGTCGTACTCCGTCTCCATGTCCGCCTCCTGTGCCCGGCGGTAGTCGCGCATACTCCATGATCCCGACCGCAAACTGTCCTTCGTCACCTCAACTCCTCTCAGCCCGTCGATGACGGGCGCATGGTCGGCCACATAGGCGGCCTGTAGGTATACCGGCTTGTCCAGCCAGTCCACGGCGACGCGGTAGGCCTTGGAGCTCGCGTTGACGCAGTTGGCTGCGCTAATCCAGCCTTGCTTCTGCCCGCCCTGTGTCTGATAGAGGCCCCAAGGGCCCTCCGGAGGGTTGAGTAGCGTGGACCACAGCAGGTCCCGGTGCTCCTTGTCGGCGACCTGCACTTCGCCCGGCAGCAGCAGCCAGGAGTAGAACCGGAAGCGGTTATCCTTGAGCAGCGACCGGCACCACTCGCAATGCACCGCCCCGCCAAAGCACTGCGACTGTGCGGTAAAGGCATCGCTCGGTGGACCGGCCCAGCCCTGCTCGGTAGCCTGCCCGCACACGAAGCAGGTGCCTGCATGAGCTCCCGGCTCGGGGTGGTTGTAGAGTTCACCGAGGGTCATGATTGCGGTTCCTCCAGGCTTCCCGCGCAATCCCGTAGGAGTCGAGGAGCAGCAGGAGCATCATCATGGCTGCTACGAGACTGCCCGGCAGGAGTACGATGATCAGCAGCACCTTCAAGGTCGTGTCGATTACCACGGGGTTCCTCTCATTTCTTGGCGCCGACATCCATGATCTGGTACCGCGCACCGAGCGCGTCATCCAGCCTGCGCAGGCAGTGCTTGCAGAGGCGGTCGCCATCCTGGAGACCACACTGAACCGTCCAGCCCTGGAAAGACTTCCCACAGATCGTGTTACACTCGGTCGTGCTGAGCGCATCCTGTAGGTGCCAGACCTTCGATTTCGGTGCCTTCAAGGCGATTAGGGCGACCGGCGGTGTTCCCTTAGCCATCACTCATCACTCCTCTCGGTTGGTGGTGTGTCCGTCTGGGCGGGACTATCCTTGGGCTGGAAATATCCGTCTCCATCCTCAAGCCCCATAAGGTCATTCACGTCATCCAGCACGTCCGTCAGTAGTTTCCACTCATCTTCGTAGTGCGGGCGGTCTGCCCACCGCACGAACTTGATGATGATCTGTCGCACATCCTCGGCGGTCACCGCGGGCTTAGGCATTCGTCGCGCCCTCCTCCGGCCACTGCACTTCCTTGGGGTCGCGCCCCGCCAGCATCGCCCAACCGCCGGGGCCGAGGAGCGAGCCGCACTCCTCGCAGTAGCCACCGTAACCCATGCCATCGCAGGTGCCGGATATGCCCCAGTGCCATTGGGCGCTCCAGACACAATGCCCGCACTCGCACGCGCCGCGCTTGAAGACGGGCTCCGGCGCGGTCATCGGCAACACCTCCTCCGGCGCTGCTACATCGGCTTGCGAGACCACCGATTCGCCCTTCTCCTTTGGCGACAGGAATTGCTTGTTGACGATTACTGTTATACCTTCCGCTTCAATCGCCGGTGCGATTTCTGCAACCGCATCAAACTGCCACTGGTTATCTACGTCGAACTTCACGTGGACGTATTCTGGGAAGAATCGGAAGGGAATGCGCAGATCGTCAATACGCATAAAAGCAGGACCACCGGAGTAATTATGAAGGTCAATCCCGGCGTTTTTGAGACCACGCTCAAAAGCCTTCCACCGCTCTCTTCGGTACGCTACCGCGAAGTCCATTCTCACTATCATTCGGTCTCTCTCCCTTTGGTTGTGCGTGGTCAATCCCGGCCAACTTAGTGCCGTGGATAGAAGCCCGTCTGGACTACGCGTCGCCGCCGCACCGGGCCTAGCTGCGCCGGGCCAATACGCAGGGCCTTCGCGAGGGGGCGCACAAACCGCTGCGGCATTCGTGCTATCCCATTCTCCCACAGTTGGTAGCGGTCCACGTGAACACCGAGAAGCCGCGCCATCGTCTCGGTGCTCTTCGTCGAATTGAACCGCCACTGCATCAGGTTCTTGGCGAAGGGTCCTTCACGCTTCCAGTGCCTCGTCAACTCGCTCCAGGGCAAGAGGCGCTTACGTCTGGTTGTCGGAAGCATGATTACTTAGTGGTTTCACCCTCTCAATGGTGATAGTTACACGTACCCGCTGTGGTTTGCACTTCGACCCTCTATCAAGCAGCGCATCGGAAGCTATATCGCGTAACCGCACCGGCTCGATCATGTTGAATATTAACACCGCAGTAATCGCCCTCCCATTCCTTAGCGTTCAGGAGGAGCTCCTCTTCATCGCCCTTGCCCCAACCCTCGAAGCTGCGCTGTAGCGTTTTCTTCCAATAGCGTATCAAGCTACTCACTTCATGCGCCACCTTTCAAGGTCGGGAACAGGCGGTACGCGCTCCATCCGCCGCGCATGTTCCGAAGCTGAGTTACCTTCGTCCCCGGCGGGTTTGGATATCCCCTCTTCGCGCTCGTGTTCTCGGCCACGAGCTTCCGTCCGTCACCGTAGTAGTCTCCTACGTACAGGGCAATGTGGCCGTACTCTCCGCTGCCGTTATACCACCCGATGATATCGCCGGGTTGGAGGGTGCTGGGCTTGGCATCGATGATCGTATGGTTGGCTAAGTCCAGCTTGTCCAGGGTGTCTCGGGCCTTCGCCGCCCCATACCGCCACGTCTTGGGCTTGAAGCCTAAAGTGGTCTCGAAGCATTGCCGGATGAACCGATTACACCACCCGCCAGCATCCAGGTCGAAGGTCTGTCCGCCTGCCGTGTAGCTATGCGCGCCCGCTGCCCTGGCTTCGACGGCAGCCATAGCGCGCTCGACGACGGCCTTGCGCATCTTCTCGCTATAGAGTGACATCCGTACCATCCCCTGTTTTGTGATTGTCCACGGCCTGCTTGCTGGTGGCGGACGGGTGGCGTTCGGCAACGAAGGCAAGCAAGTCCTGCTCTAGCTGAGTGCGTTCGACGCCTTCGATTATCGCGATTTCCCCGATCAGCTTTTCCCGTGCCTCCGCCCACTTAGCCTCCTGTGTCCAGGTATCCGCAAGGGTAATCCGATAGCTGCCAATATCGTCTTGCTTGTCGAAAGAGAATTCTCCTATCGCATGTATCCAGGGTGCCCACCCGAGGCTCTTCAGGTACGCGGTGAGTTCGGCGGGCGATACGGCGTCTATCGTCAGGGAGGGTGCCGTCGCGGGCTGCGCATCTTCGCGGTCCGGCACCATCAATTCCACGTAGTAGCCTTCCTCCTCGAGAGCGCGCCCGACCGCCTCTGCTTCCGCGATAAAATCCGCATCATGAACGTCGACCTGAAGAGCGAACCGACCTGTTTGCTTAATATGCATCATGTCTTTGCGCGCGTTGGGTAGACGCTTATCGATAAGCATCCAGCCGCCAACCCCATCCGCCTTGTAGCCGCGATCAATTAGTACACGCGCCAACGAAGTCTCCCAAGTCTGCTCCTGGACTTCCTTCTCATAGTGCCTCTTCCCGTAAATCCGCAAGTCGCTCCCTCACTTTCGTAGTCTCATTTTGGTTTGCACCGGCAAGGGTCCGCGTCGATAAATCCGGTCGGCGACCAGGGCTATCCCGACCGCATCCGCTGCGTTGTGATTGATCAATTCCCCGTAACGTCGCTGCACGGCTTCCACGGCCAACCGTTTCAATTCCCGCGTCTCATGCTGCTGCCGAATACCGAGGGCCGTCAATCGCTGCGCAGGGTTCACATCAATGATCTGACTGGGCGGGAACCGCTGCGCTAACTGCTGCTGCACGGCCCCGCGCAAACGGCCCAAGCGAATGCCCACTTGTCTATTCTTCTCCGAGGAAAACTGCGTCTCTATCCCGACGGCTTCCACCTGCAACTGCACCGCGTAATCGTAGACCGTCAGCGCCACGCGGCGGCACCTAAGGTCGTCCCCGTCGTCGTGGGTTGTGCGGATAACATTCCAGGCGACCAGCTTTTCCTTCCCTGGTACGCCGTTCGTTTCAATCACTGCAATGCCTGTCGCCTGCAACGAGGGGTCTATCCCGAGCACTATCATGGACGGCCTCCAGATGGCTTCTAAGCCCGTAGACTGGCGAACCCTAGGGTCAGGACGTCCCCTGCGCAGGACTCGCGCCAGCGGTCTACACAACGCGCATAGTCGGCCATTTCGGGTCCCGTTAGGGCACGGATACTGAGGTTCGTCACGAGGCAAGTGGCTCGCTCCGCCCCATGCCGCGTCTCCACGAAATCGTTGAATTGCGCGACCGTCCACTCCGTGGAATGCTGCGCCCCAAACTCATCCAGTAGAAGGAGGTCGCAACGTTCGTAGGTGCGCACCTCATCACTCGCATTGTGCAGCAGGGAGAAGAGGGTTGAGGTGCGGATATAGCGGACGTCGAAGCCGGTGCCGTGCGCTGCCAGTGCGGTTAGGGATAGCGCGAAGGTTTTGCCCGTCCCGACGCTACCGGAAAGCAGGTACCCGTGCCCACTTACAACGTTCTCGGTTATGTTGGCGTGGTAGGAGTTTAGGTGTTCAATTGGCTGCCGGGCTTCCTTCAGGTGATTGAAAAGGAGGGCCGGGTCCGGGTCAAAATAACGTTGCGCGAAGCCCACTCGAGCCAGGTATTGCACCCGATGATCTCTCCGCTGCTCGTGCGTATATGGTAGTGGACAGCGCGGCGAACGGTGGAAACGGCAGGTGTAGCCGCCGCGTTGCGGGTGATAGGGATAGCCGTCGCAGGTCTCGTAACCCTGCTCGAGCGTGTAGCAGACGTCCGGTTCCTGCACGCGCTCAACCTCACTCACAACTTACCCACTCCTGTCTCGAAGTCCTCCGGCGGGCTTGGTCGCGTTTTCGTGCCCCCGTGATCTTCTTTCCAGGTGAAGTCGCGGTGTAGACTCTCGCGCAACCATCTGACAAACCAGGGCCAGGGCTTGCTCGCTTTGGGACGATCGACTTTGTTAGCGCGGCAATACTTGGTTAGTTCAAGTATCGGCGGGATACCGTATTCGTTAATCAGTTGACCTATTGCTGAGTAGGGAGGGCTTTCGCCGTTCTGCGGTCCGGGTTTTCCTTGCAGGCCGACCGTCGTCCACAGAACTTCTATGGCGGTTTTCGCGGCTTCCCAGTCTGGATTCGTGGAGGTCGCCTCCTCGGTTGTGCGGCGAAGGCGTTTGGCTTTGCCCGGTTGCTTAGGGGCGGCTTCTTCCGGGAGCAAGCGCGGGGCATCACTGCTTTGCGGCGGCGGCGTGGTCTGAGTCTTAGACTCGGTCTTAGACTGAGTCTTAGACGCGTGGATCACCGGCGCATCGTGCTCTAAGACCCGCCGCAGATTGTCCCGTGAGGCGTCGTCCTGCAACCTGTCCTCGAGGGCACTCAGCCGTAGAGTTCTTCCCATGCGTGAGGCGTCGCGGAGGCCCTTGTCTAGTCCATCGGGAGGCTGCCAATTCGGGGGAAGATCATATTGAGGAGGACCGACGCGGCTCCACTGACGCGACTGGTGTTCATTCCAGTTCGTGAGAAACACCATCGGTTTTCCGGCGCGGTCCGTGTAGGAAGAGAAGCAACCCTGGGCGATAATCAGTTGGATACACTCAGCTATCTGCTCGAGGCTTAAGTCGAAGAGTGGGCACACCCGCGCCCGGAATAGCGCGGGGTTCGCCGGTAGTATGCCCCAGGGCGCTGCCTGTGGCATGGAGAGAAGAAAGAGCAGTGCGGCGTTCGGGTTGGCCTTTTGGAGTTCCATCAGGTCTTCTGACGCTGACGCCTTCGCATGTAGTTTTGCCCACGTATCCACGACAAATGCCTCCCGTTGCGAACCGCTTCCATCCGGGGACAATAGATAGCCCCCCGGCGACCGTAGCATCTGTTTCTGCCAAGAGACAGAGGCTGCACCGGGGGGCTGTAACGACCATTTTCGGTTGTCTGCTACGGCTACGGTTGTCATGGTATCCTCTGTCTCTTGGCTGCTATCATTATAGCACTATAGGGACCATTTGAAAAGGGTTATTCTACCGGAGAGGAAGGGTCCTCCGGCTTCGCCTCGCGCTGCTTGCGGGGCTCACCCTTGCGCGTCAGGCCCAGGGCCATGTTGTACCTCGCGAGCTTCTCCCGGAGTTCGCGGACCTGCGACCGGCGGATTTCGATGAACTCCTTGTGGTCCGCGATTTCCTTCTCGAAGACAATGATCCTCTCCGCAATCACATCCCGCCGTTCCCTCAAGTCATCATCCGGCTCCGGCATCTTCACTGCTTCCTCAGCCATTCTGCTCAACCCTTTCCGTCGATTAGTGTGCGACTTCCCGCCTATTCCAGCGGCCAACCGGGCACCGCAATACGATCCGCGTGCCCGAGAATAGCAATGGGGTAGGGCTCCGGCGCTTTCTCGCCGTAGTGCACTTCGTAGGCGACTTCCCACCAGTGCGACAGGAACAGCTTCACTACCCAGCGTTCGGAGCGTGCCTGCACGTGCGCCGGGGGCAGTTTGCCGCTACTATAGCACTTGTATGCATCGGTCTCTTTGCCGTATTTCTTTGTCTCGAGGGCGCGCGCCGCCTGTTCGGCGTAGAGACCCGCCTCGTTGTTCTGCACCTCGAGCAGCTTGCGCTCCGCCCAGAGCCGACCGTAGACGGCATCCTCGTTGCCCGACACCTTCACGAAGCTCTGCCCGATCTTCCAGCACAAGACCTTCATGCGGGCATTCCAGGGGCGCAGGGAGAGGGCCTTGGCGACATTCGCAGGCGTGGGCGGGAGGGCCTTACCCTCGCGGTCTACCAGGCGCTTCAGAAGCTTCTCCGTGCGCAAGCCCACGCTGGTTGCTATCTGGGCAAGGTCTTCATCCAGCATAACGCCTCGGTCGTCAACGGCATACAAAGCGACCCGGTCCTTCGCCTTCGCGGCTCCCATCCATTCCTGCGTCGGGTCCAGCCCGGCGAAACGGTAAATATGGCCCGGCGTCTTCGCAATGCCCATATCGATGTAGGCCAACAGGCCAGCCGCCAGGACCGGGCCGATACCCACCTGTGAAAGTGACCATTCGCCTACGGGACTGCCCTGCGCGTAATTGCCTAGCAGGTCGCGCAGTCGTACCTCGAGCGTCGCGAATTGTCCCGTCAACCAGTCGAGCAAAGGCATCGGTGGTGTGTCTCCGTTGTCTACCGCGCGCATTTTGTTCGCGCCCGATTTCCGATATTCCTGCATGGAATAGTATGCGTCCACCAGATACCGCGCCTGCTGCATTCCCATCTCGCGTGCCTGCTGCCGCAACTCTGCATTGAGGCGACTAACCTTCAATGGCTTTACGGCAAGGTCCTCTTCGGCGAAGTAATCGGCTCTCTCGGTCATTTCAGTTCATCCTTTCTGTTGGGGCTGAGTGTTGGGTCACTACCTGTACCGGGTGTTTCGGAGGGCAGGGTTCGCTCGACGCGGCTGGTTTTCTTTGAGTTTGGCTCGCTCTTCGAGTATGGATTATCACATACGGTGGCCCATTGAATACCCGTGTCATATCTCACCTTTTGGGTCGCTCTTGGGGCGTGGGTCTTCGCGTGGTGCGGCTCGCTCGTGGTGCTTGGGTTGTCGAAGTATTTGGATCGCTCTGTTGTGATGATCTTCGACCCGCATGTCTCACTCGTAAGGCATAGGTCTTCACGGAATGCGGCTCGCTACCCTGTTGTGTCTTTCACAGACTGCGGCTCACTCATATCTGCTGATTTTCAGTGTTCCTGATTCACTCTTTGACTTTGCTCTTCCACAGCGGGCGGCTCACTGCTCACTCATGGTCTTCTCTCCGTCTGGGTCACTCGGCGGTATTGGTCTTCGGTACACTTGGTTCACTCGGATCGTGTGGTTTTCTCTTGGCGTGTTTCACTCGCGTGTGTTTGCGCTTCTAGTGGCCTGGGTCACTCCGACGACATGGTCTTCTTCATAATTGGTTCGCTCCTGGCTACTGGTCTTCGTCGCCGCCGGTTCGCTCATGCGTTTTATCTCTCCAAGGGAGTGGCTCACTTGCCTACCCTGCGCGTCCTCTTCTTCGGTTCGCTCCGCAGATACGGTTTTCAGGTTTCCCGGCTCGCTCGTTTGCTTTGCGCTTCACATGTTCTGGCTGCGCGGCACACTCCGCACCGCTGGGCCTCTCAGGAATGGTTCACTCGGGTCCGTTGGTCTTCGCCTCGCCTGGTTCACTCACAGCGCCTGGCCTTCGCGTTACCTGGCCTACTCACGTCACGTGGTCTTCGGCTAACTTGGTTCACTCGCCTTCCAAGCATTTCGCTTTCAGTGGTTCACTCGCGCCGATTGGTCTTCAGGTTTCCCGGCTCACTCATCGGCAGTGGTCTTCAAGTCATTTGGTTCACTCGGAGCTCCTGCACTTCGATCCGCCTGGGTCGCTCCTACCCGCGTGGTTTTCGCAGCGGATGGCCCGCTCAGTTTCATTGCGCTTTCTGTCGAAGTGGCCCGCTGCCCTGTGCTTGGTTTTCCTCGAGTCATGGCTCGCTCTTGTTACTTGGGCCTTCCTCTTCCTTGCCTCGCTCGCCTGCTTTGGGTTTCTACTTGGTTGGCTCACTCAGTGACCCTGGTCTTCTGGGAGGCTGGCTCATTCCGAAGGGTTGGTCTTCGTTTGGCATGACTCGTTCGTGGTGCTTGGCGGTCCAGGCACTTGCCTCGTTCTCAAAGGTTGGTCTTCCGCTTGCCTGCCTCGCTCTGCGATACTGGGTCTTCTGTGGACTTGGCTCGCTCCGCGATAGTGGGTCTTCAGTACGCGTGGCTCGCTCCGCTACTTTGGTCTTCGTGCTCGTGGGCTGTACGGAAAGTTTTCCACAAAGTTTTCCACAACGCGGGTGCCGTTTACCCGCGAAAGCCCGTTTTCGTGGCCCGCGAGTCTTAGACTCAGTCTTAGACTCAGTCTTAGACTCGAGGGGTGGCGGAGCGTGTCTTTAAAGACGTTACGACGTATTCTCTACTTCTCTACTTCTCTGGCTTAGACTGGTCTAAGACTCTGAGTCTTAGACTGAGTCTTAGACTCGGGCTTAGACTCGATCCTCGCTGCCGGGTGGTCCTGCGCCGCCCTGGCGTCTCACCTCCCGGTTACGCCGCACACCTCGACACCACACCAACCCGATTACCGCCCTGCTGCGCCTCAGGCGGCGTCTCATGCGATTCGGGTTCGACTTAGGGCCGCCATACTAAAATGGAGTCGAAATGCGCGAGAAGCGATTGTGGCGCGATTACGGGCTATATAGCTTTCCTGCCCCTGCTGCAACGTGGGTTTCTCCCCGGATGGGTCATTCTCGGGCGCTGGTCTTCCTGTAGCTTGGTTCGCTCTGGACTGTTGGGTTTTCAGAACATCTGGCTCACTCGACTTCAATGATTTTCTCGCAGTCTGGTTCACTCGACATGCATGGATTACGTCTCGACTGGCTCGCTCGCTTTGCATGATCTTCATTTACAGTGGCTACGCGCCAAGGTATTGGGCATCGTGCCTTCAGGCTCATTCGGTTTCACGGGCTGTTGTTCACATCTGATTCGCGCACTCGGCGAGTTTTCCACAAAGTTATCCACAATCCTATCCGGTGCCTCGGTTATCAAGGTTCGCTCACGTTTGCTGGGCTTCTCCAGCAATGGCTATTGCGGCTGCGCTTCCTAGGTCGGCCCGCTATCGGATTACCGCCACGTGCGTATAGGTGCTACCGCCGAAGGGACAATGAGTCCGGCGCGGGTACCAGTAGTCAATCCAGAAGGCCGCACCCTTGTCGCGGGCGTAGGCGTCATTACTGTGCGCGCCGCTATCCAGCACCTTCCTGAGGCCGAACTTCGTCCAGATGTAGTGCCCTTGGGGCACCCGGTTCGCGGCGGCGTGTTTCATACTGCAGCGCTGGCCGCGCCGGTCAATCCGCCCGCCGATTTCGGTGCCATAGTAGCCCGTGAGGAAGATTAGGTGCCGCGCCTTTATGCCCTGTTGGAGACCGCGCTGGTAGCCTTCGCGCTGCCAGGCTTGCAGCTTGCCATAGTCGCCGCGCAGGGCTTTCATCGCGCACCGCTGGAAAGGGTCGTGCGGCAAGGGCTTCCGCGCTTCGCTCTGCGGAACCGCACCGAGGAGAAGCAGCATCGCAACGAGTAGACGGTTCATACTTCCTCCAGTCGCATATTCGGGTATAGCAGCGCGAAGGCAGCCTGACCAAGGGCCTTGAGGCGCGTCACGCAGGTCGGGCAGTCGATGTTCATTCCGGTCCCTCTCTCTCAGGTTCGTCGTGTAGGCTCGGCAGTTCCGCCTCGGTGATCTCGCCGGATAGGAACCCGTCGCTCACGTCGATCAGCATTGCCATTTCATCCGGCGTCTCCGGCGGTGGAATAGCCCGACGGTTGACTTTGTTCGCCGCCGTCAAGCCTCGCGCAAAGGCTCGTAGGCGACACCGCAGGTCCTCCCCACAACCGACCTCCTCCATGCGCCCCGTCCATTCCGTCAGGGTAGTTAGCCCGCCGTTCGGGAAGAGCGTCTCTGCCGGTTCCTCTGAAGGAGTAGCGGCGGTTTCCTGCTCGTGTTCGGTGTCGAAGTCACCCTCGAGCGTGCCCGTTTTGTCCCCGCTCTCCACAGCAATTCCCGGCTCTCCGGCTACCTGCTGCACGGCCCATTGAGACATTCTCTCGCGCAGGTCGTTCGCTTCGGCGACGGTCAGATCGGCAATCAGTCGGCCACCGAAGACGGTATTCCGAAGTTCCTTGCACTTGGCCGCCACTTCCGCTCCGTCCAGGTGCAGACCGTCCACCAGATACCGTTGGAGGAATTCGATCCGCCACTTCTCTGCGTTGTGGGCGAGCATGAGTGGCGAGGAAGGTTCCGCCGTATCATCGGCGGAAACGCGCGCCGTTACGTCCGTCTCGCCGAAGTCTTCCGGCACGTAAAGACCTCCGATAATGTCGGCTGCCACGCGCCGGGCCAGGAAGGAAATGGTACGCGCCCAGAGCATCTCCTTCGGGTGGTGCTCCCAGTTGGCTTTGATTGCGCCACCGCTGCCCTTCGTCAACCCGCGTGCGTGCGCCTGCTCGAGGGTCAGCACTTCGGTCATGGAGAAATCCATGTCGGTGCGGCTCATTTCGATTTCGCACCGCTGCTCCGTGCTTTCGATTATCTTGACGGCGACGACCTTTGACCGTAGCAGCAGGGCCAACATCGTGCGGGCTGAAATCGTCAGTGAACTCTCAATAATCCACATGCCGGAAGCGGCGGTTACCACTGGCGGCAATCCCAACTCCTGCGCCGCCAGGAGCTTCATCGCGGCGTTCGCGATAGCCACCTTCTCCGGCACGCCCCGCTTAGTCATCGCTTCCGAACAGCCTATCAGTGTGGCCTTCATTTCCAGGGTCCGCAGGTCTCTGTCCGAGAGGGCCGAAGGGGTCATCACCCGATTCATAGGCGGGTGCGCCAGGGAGGTTCCAGGGCTCCTCGGCGTGGTCGGCTCCTGCGGGTTTTCCTTCTCCGGGCTCGGGTAGGTCGGTAGCGGTTCCGTGTTGCTCATCGTAGCCTGCTCCCTTCAGATCAATGCTGTGTCCGTTCACGATAGCGAACCGCGTGGTCTCGGTTTGTCTCGGCGTCACGGATACGGCTTCGAGGCTGACTTCCACATCCTTCTCCGATTCTACCTTCGGGTTCTCCGGGTCCCCGGCGATTACGACGCGCCCGCCCTCGCGCACCTGGAGCAGTTTCTTCGCATCACCCCAGCGGAAGTGCTTCCGCATCTCCAGGAAGGCAGGCATGATCTTCGCCAGCGCATCTTCGTCGGTGAGGACGATATTCTCGGGGGTGGTCTTTTTCTTCTCCATCAAGACGCCGCCGCCAAGTCGGAGCGTCTTCTCGCGCGGGCGGTCGGGCTCTGTGAATTGGTCCGCCGTCTCATACCACTCATCCAGCAGACGCCGGTCCGGCTGAGTAGCCAGGTAGAACTCGAAGTCGAGCTTGCCGATTTCGCGCTCGGCCTCCGCAATCAGGCCCTGGGCGAAACTGATCGTGTCCTTATAGGAAGCCTGGCGCAGGCGATTGATACTGTCGGCCTGGGCAATACGCAATAGGTGGTGATTCGCCCGCTGCGCCTGTGCCTCGAGGGAATTGTCCGCTTTGTCGGGCCGCCCGTGCTCAATGGAGTAGTTCTGGGAGGCAGTGCCCAGTTCCTCGCCCCGCTCCGCCAGCATCTTCTGTACCTGTCCAAAGTAGCTCTCTTCGCCGGTCGCGTTATTCTGGTTCAAAGCCCCGCACCTCCAGCCGGAAGTTATCGGATCGTGCCAGAGACCATCCATCCAGCAGCCAATCCAGGAAGTCAGCGTCTCCTACCCGCTGGACATTGATCGTAGTGGTCAGGATGAAGTCCTCCTCCTTTTTATGCAGGTAGTAGTCCTCGTATTCCCAGTAGACAAACATGGAAGTATAGTCATTGGCCTGCACCGCCCACACCGCCTGCGCGGCATGGGTTCTGAGTTCAAACGTGAACCATCCACTCTCGCCGGTGTCCTTCACTATGGGGCGCACCACGACGGATAGCGCGAGGGTGAACGGGACACGGTGCTTATCCCCGTGGTCAGTCCGCCGCGCCAGGGGAAAATCAGCACCAGCCGCTAACCCATTGAGGAAGTCCTTATCCAGGCGGGGGATGTTTTCCAATACGCAGTCTTCGATCTCCCCACACTGGTCGGCGAACTCTTCCGGGTCCATGCCCCAGGGATTAGTCAGCATTCGGCTTGTCCGCCTTTGAGCGCCGGTCCGCTTCCTGCGCCACCATGACTTCCGCCTTGTCGATGAACTCCTGTCCAATCGCGTGGAAGTAGGCGCCTGCCGCCTGATAGTTTTCGACAGTGCGGTCTTCGCTCGAAATCTGGAGGCTGAGGTGCATCCAGAAGTCGGGACGCGGCTGCAGGTACATGACAACACCGCTGGCATAAACGGAATACAGCGCACCACTTGTCTCGGTCAGATTGCCCAGCGGCAGGTATATTGACGCATGGTCCATGATATGCTATTCTCCTTTAGTCGGTCCCTCTCTCACCTGTGCCCCGGCTGGTCACCGGGGCCTTCTTTTTGCGGCTGAGCTTACGGCCCTTCCTCTGGCGGTTCGTCCTCCTCCTTTGTCGCCTGCTCGAAGTATTCCACGCAAGCCTTTGATAGAGCACCTTCGATAAACGCCCGTTTGTCGATCTTCATTTCAAAGGCAACGCGGCGCACGCCTTCCCAGACAACAGGACTAATCCAGGCTTGTAGCAGCATCCGCTGTTCCTGTTTCGGCGGTTCAACCTCCTCTATGTATTCGCGCAGCCTCTCGACCGAACTACCGTCAACCATATCGGCTCACCTTCTTCCGGGTATCTGTTGCGGAATTGGTCTGGCCCGCTCAGGAGCCTCCGGTAGAGGCTCCAGGCCGGGTCAGGCTACTCATCATCATCTTCGTGGTCATCGGCGTCATCCTCGGGGCCCTCACCCCAGCCGATGCCGAAGTACTCGCACTTGTCGCAGTCGTTGTACTCCTGCACGACCCAACACGCGACGTTCGCGTCTTCCGCGATGTCTTTGATCGAGTTCTGCACATCCCCACAGATTGTTACCCACTCATCATGCGGCGTGCTCGCAAACCGCTTGAGTGCAACCATCGGCACCCAGTAACGGCCTTCGCCGTCCGTGCAGTCCCTATCGCGGTGCTCGCGGAGCCATTGCAGCATGTTCTCGATGCGCTGTGCCATGATCTGTACCCCCTGTTGGTGTTTTGGCCTCATTCAGCACCCGCCTAACGGGTGGACCGGGTTGCCCCGGTTTCGGCCTGTGGGTCGCGGCTACTTACTGCAATCGCCCCAGACCTCCTTCAGGGTATCGATGCGCTGCAGTGTGCTCAGCAATTCGCTTTCCAGACGTGCCGCCTTGAACGTGACGGATTGCAATTGCCGCATGATGCTATCCATAGCAACGTCCGCCGGGCTGCTGTAAAGTGTATTGTGCCCTCCGTTGAGAATACTGTCGAAATCAACATCGGCCTGACTAACGAGCCGCGCGGTCTCTTCATGCAACTGTTTCGTTAGCGAAACAAAACGCCGACGGGCATTATCGATTTCGTAACGGATACCGGAGGCTTCGGTTTCCAGGTCGTGAATTCTCACTTCGTAGGTGGCCTTCGCATTCATCGTGATCTTCGCCTTTCGGGTGCTGGCTTGTTGTTCGACTATGCTATTATTATAGCTATAGCCGCACCCGGTGTCAAGCATTCCAAGCAAAATAAACGGGCACCAGGGCAAGTTTTTTTCGGGCTCAGAAGAGCTTGTTCACGAGCCTCAGCACCCGGTAGTAGCAGGCAGCCCGTATCTCCCATTCGGCGCGAAACCGGCTTCCCTCCGGGTACAGCGCGCCACACCGCTTCGCGTAGTTAATCCACTTGCCCAGGATAGCCGTTAGCCGCTGCTCCACTCGCGACCCGCCGCCGTCCGTAGCCATCTGTTACGCCGCCCTCTCATGGTATTGCGTCATCCCGCAGTTTTGGCAGACCCGCTTCCACTGCGGAGCCGAGACACCCTGGTAAGGTGGTGCGCCAGGGTCGAACATGAGCGGGCTCCAGTCGTGGCGACAGGCAGCTTCCATCCGCTCTATCCGGCGCTGCGCCGCATCCATTTCCTTCATCAATCGCGCGACTTCGTTGCGGGCCTCGAGTGCGGTCTTGATCATTCGTCTCCCTCCTCGCGGGTTGGTGCGACAGTAGCCGAACCGAATTGATCGTAGAGCGCGAAGGCTATTCCTCTGCTGCCTGTGCGCCGAACACACACCGTCCGACCTCAATCCCCATGAGAAGCAGACCGCAGAGGACACCGACGGCGGTTTCGCTATTCAGTGGCAGGATATAGCCGAAGGTAAATCCGGCGACGGATTGCAGAGCATTAGATTCCGATACCACGCGCCAGGACTGCGGGAAGGCCGCTTCGGCAGACCCGGCGGCCAGACGTTCGGCGATTTCCAGCACCTTCTCCTCAATGGCATTGCTATCCATCATTTCCACTCCCCTTCGGTTAGTTAGGCGTAAAGGTCGGGACGGTTGTCCCGAGGGTTGCCACGGAACCGCATTGCAGGGCGACGATAACAGCGCCACGGATAATAGGCAGCAAAGTCTGCGGCGTGGCGCGACAACCGACAACCGCAACAGAGTAGACCATTTCCTGCAACGCCTTTGACTGGTCGTAGACGTTACCGGCCTCGCGCAGTCCGCTCACGTCGCCGGTCGCCATGTGGGCTTCGAGAAGGCGCTGTGCGGTTTCATCCACGATTCTCGGATCCATTAGTTCTCGCACATCCTCTCGCTCGTGTCGATCCCGTAGAGCCGCCGGGCGAATTCGACGCCTATGATAATATGGCAGAGTGTTTCCTTGGCGAACCAATCGACACTCTTTCCTTCAGACAGTTGACCGGCGCGGAGGGCAAGGAAGAAGAACGAAGGCGCATTGAGAATCATCTCGGCGACGCCATTATCTGCACCGGGTAGCACGCCGTCCTCGAGCATCCGCAGTAACTCGTGAGCTATGGTTGAAACGGCACCGGGTCCGGCAGGCTCAGTAGGCATCATAGGCATTAGGCTTCAGTCCCTTTCTCGAGTTTCGCCGCATCCATGCCGATCTGAATTCCGGCAACCAGGCAACAAGCGAGTACCTGCTGCTCCCTGAAGGCACTGCGCTTATCGTGGTCCCGCGACAGGATATGCGACAGATTCGTCAGAACCTCCGAGGTGATAAAGACCTGGACGGCTTTCGGGTAGTCATCGGGCAGCCGGTTCATCCCGTAAGCCATTACGACGGAGGTTATCCGCTTCTCCAGTTCGGCGCATTCCTCCGTATTCAGCCGCTCGAGGGCAGCGTCTACCAAGTCGCTTCTGCTCGCGGAAGTGTCGTCAATCAATTCTGTCATCTCCCTTCATCTTGTGCGGCCAGGAACCCCCGTGGTGGTGTGGGAAGTGGGTCAGACGGCGGTCTCGGCGAGAGCCGCCGCGAAGAGCGGTGCGGCGGCCTCCCACGGGATGAGCTCGCGGAGCTTGTCGGCCTGGGCGGCTTCGATTGCATTGGCCTGGGCTGCCGACCGCCTTTCAGCGGCGTAGTAGGCCGCGGCGAAATCCATACACAGATCATCAAAACTGTGGGCATCGACAGAGCGCGATGTCGCCCAGGATGCGGTGCGGCTCGCGAAGGCCAGGGCGGGGTCGCGAGCATCACCATAGGCGGCCCTGTCTGGCCGCCTACACGGATACTTGGTATCATGGTGGCACGCCCACGCGGCATTTTTTGGATCATCGTACGTATCGAGGAAGGCGTCCCAGGCGGCTACCCCGGCAACAGCCAGCTCCTGCTCCGTTGCCTCTCCCCGCGTGAACCGTTCCGCCACCTCTATGGCATGGCGGCTGCGCGGGTCCGCGCGCGGGTTCCAGGCCTGTCGAGCATGCCAGCAGGCCGCCCGGCGCAGTGTCTGGGATTGGGAGCATCCTGCATCTTGTAGCGCGGCCAATATTCGTCCAGCGTCGGCGAGCTCCCACTCTTCCCGTGTCATTTTTGATTTCCCCTTCGGGGCACTTGGCCCCCTGTGTTGTCTGGCCCGCTCACCTGGGGCCGGTAGCCCCAGGAGACTGGGTCAGGCGCGGCTACACCAGATGAGCAGGGTCGACGGCGTACCATTGGCCGTCTCGCACGACCCCGAACCGCACGGGGTCGACGGCGTACACATCGACCCGCTCGACGCCCAGCCCCGGGCTGGCGGGGATGCTACGTTCTGATAACAGCCGCGCCAACCGCCACACGGTGCCGTCCCACGCAGTGTCTCCGCTCTCAATGCAGCGGATCGCATCGTCGCCGTACTGCCCTGCCCACTGGCGGAAGGTATCCTTCCGCACCCAGCCGCTGCGGTAGCCGTTCTGACCGCCCTTGATCCAAATGAGCAGCCACTCGTGCTTGTCGGGAGTGGGGCCGTAGTCCTTCACCCGGACCCCACCCTCCCAGTCCATCCCGGCGAGCTCGCCGGAGATCTTCAAGCTCTCAGACGGCCACACATCAGATGGCTGGTACGGGCCCCAGCCCAGGCACTCTCCCTCGACGATCTGCTGAGGGGTCCAAGTCTCCCGCCCCCGGTGCGGCCAGAACCAGCGTGCGCACTGGCGCACAAAGGCTCGACGGATGTTGTGAGGAGCGACGAGCGGGGCTTCAGAGACCAGACTATCAGCAATGAATGCCGCCATCCCTTCATCGCCGCACCACTCCCGGAGAAACTCCGGCGCCACGCAGAGGTTCCGGAGTTCTCTGTCTCCGGCATCCAGACGCCAGTCGATCCGGAGAGGGCGATCGGCACCCCGTGTGATGTAGCATCCGTCGACGAGTGCCGCTCCGAACATCTCCGCCCACGTCTGCGGCGATGCGCCGCGCCAGAAGGCGATTGATACATCTTTGGGTGCCATAGACATTGCAGTTCCCTCCGTGGGGCTGTCGCCCCATTTGATGGCCTGGCCCGCTCACCTGGGGCCGGTAGCCCCAGGAGACTGGGTCAGGCGTCCAGCGCTCGCTCCGCACAGAGTATGTGTGGAAACCGGCTCCGGAGTTCCCTGGCTCGCTCCACGCAGAGCGTCGGCTCTGCGTCGGCCCAGGGCACGCGGCAGCGGAGTTCATCGGCAAGCTCACTCGAGACAGCCCGCCACTGGTGGAGCATGTCGTCCCGGACCGGAATCTCTACCCACTGCCAATCCGAGGCTTTCTCGAGTTTCTCCATTTTCTGCGGCGCAGCATAGATGGACTGCGCCACGGTGTGGGCTGTCCGCGCGGTTTCCCGCGCGCCCCTCGTTGCGTTCTTCGCGCCATCATAGATGATGGCGTGCAGGAGATTGTTGAACGGGTCGCCGATGACTTCGTCGGCCACCGATGCCGCGGCATCCCCGGCGTGGACAAAACATAGCTCAGATGCCCTCCAGTACGCATCGCGGGCCTCCTCGACGGCAGCGGCCCATGATGCGATGAGCGGCTTGCGTTGGGGATCCCAGATCGCGTAGGCAGCATCAAGGCTGCCTACGGCGGAAACCGCCCGGTGCAGGTCCGCCGCCGCCATCCGGAGATCAGACCTCCGCGAGGACATCCGATTGAGTGCTACACGCGCCTGATCATTCAGCACGGTCAGTTCACTCATTGCGTTCACATGCCACGACGTGGGGGCTGCCGCCCGTGCGGCGGCGAGCTCCTCCGTTGTGGCCTCACTGGCCGCAAACCGCTCCGCCACCTCTACGGCATGGCGGCTCCGGGGATCCGCGAGCAAGTGCCAGACCCGCCGGATGGCCGCGCAGGCCAAGGATCTCAGTACGTTCTGATCGTGGCCCCAGTAGAGCAGGGCCGAGAACATCTGCTCGACATCCTGGCAATCCGCCCAGGCATCCACCATTGTGGCGTGCGACCCCATCAAGTCTGCCCTCCGCTGCAGTGCGCATATCGGATAGTCATCTAGTACTCGTACGCTCGCCATTTCTGTTTCCTCCGTGGGGCTTCGCGCCCCTGTGGTGGTCTGGCCCGCTCACCTGCCGCCGGTAGCGGCAGGAGGCCGGGTCAGCCCTATAGGTTGTTGTTGAAAGCTGCTGCGACGGAGACTACGTCCTCTTCATCGATGTTGCTGTAAGGGTAGGCTGCAAGGGCTGCGGCAAAATCCAGCAGGGCCTGTCTCACCTCCTTTGTAGGCGCAAGCATCGATTCGGATTTGCGGCCGAAGATATAGATAGTAACCAGGTATTTGCCGTCGAGCGTGTTGATCTCGAAGCCCGTCCTGGCGTCTCCGATTTCTACCAGCCGTTTGGGCTGCACTTCCTGGTTATTGGTCATAGTAGGCTACGCCTTTCGGGTGTTTGGTTGTTGTTGGACTATGCTATTATTATATAGCACAACCCTCCCAAAGTCAAGGGGGTACGCGAAAATAAGCATTCACCGGCGAAGATTATTTTCGGGGGGGGGAGAAGGGGACGGGCACCCGACTAACCGAGTGCCCGGTATCCGCAACTACGGGCGACTGTGCCGACGAACGAAGACCGTAAACCAGATACCGGCGGAGTATCCGACAAGTGCAGAAGCGCCTGAGGCGAGAAGCTTGTCGGGGATGTTTTGGAAAATTACAACGAGGATTGTTAGCGCGACGACCATTAGCACTGCGACGACGGGCAAGCCGAACCGACGCCAGACCATGAATCTGTCCACCAGTCCGCTCAGGTCCATGCGCCCCTCCTACCAGTTGAAAGCAAATGACTTCCCGAGGAAAGCCTGCGCGCCGATATCATCATTGTAGATCAAGCCCAGCCGGAAGGTGTCGTCTATCGCGGCAGGCTGGAGCGATATGCAACCGCCCCAGGCGACTTCTCCCGACAGAAGCACCGCCCCCGTCGCGAAGATTTTCCTGCCGCCCACGAGCCACCAATTCGCCGGGATCGTGGTGATCTGGAGGTCTACGCCTCCGCCCAGGTCTAGGGTGGTCGGCGCGAAGGGCTTGAGCGCGACGGCCTCGAGGGTGCCGAAGCCGCTCCAGTCGTATTCCGTAGTTCCTGCCGTCCAGACGTCCGCCTGCGAAGCCTGCGCGATAACGAGTAGCAGCACCAGTGCAAGGGCCGTACCTATCTGTCTCATGCTTCTTCTCCTCCCTTGATCTTCGCACGCCGTTTCTGGGCCTTGACCGCCTCCGCTACGCCGGAGGGGCCGATGGCCGCCATCACCGCACCGAGGACAATTCGCACCCAGTCGGGTTCTGCGCTCGAGGCCATTGCCGCCGCGATCATCGGGACTGCGTACACGAGGGCGGCGGTTGCCTGCGCGACGGTATGATCGTGCAACTTGTCGGCGTCGCTCTCCGTGAGGGCACCGCGCCGCCACCGTGCTATCGCGACGACCAGCCACCCGATACCAGTAGCGACCAGGGCTACGGCTTCAGGATATTGCAGCACATCCAATAATCGTTCCACCGTCCTTCCTCCTTAGCGGGCGAATACGGACGAAATGAATTGAGCACCTATTGTCGACAGTGCCGCAATGAGCGCGATCAAAATCGCACTCCCGGCGGTCAGCTGCGCCTTTCGCGTTTCCTGTTTGTCGGTCAGCGCACGCAGGGTCGAAATGATTTCGATGAACTCGGCATCCAGCTTTTGTTGCGTGCTTTCCACATTCGCCACCCGCCTCCCCAGTTCGATCAGGGCTACGTCGTGCGCCGCACCGAGCGGACACTTTCCACTGCCATTCGTATATTGCGGCGGCCCGGTAGAACGCCAGCTATTGTCGCCCATCAAAATCCCCCAAAACCTGCGACCTAATCGGTAATCATCCCGGTACAATCCTGTCCCTTGCGATAGGCAAACTCGCGTGGCGACGGCATCTCCTCATAGCCGTAACTTCCCGCCGAAGTGGTTACCTGCCACACTTGGCGACCGTCGGTTATGCGCCATTCCCAGTGTTCGGGTGCCTCCCTCACCACCCAGCGATAGCGCGTCTGCTCCTGCTTGCCGGAGCCGAAATCGAAGAGGAACTCAAAGGCCTGCCCGGTGCAGACGGAGTGCCCTTGTGCCTCTATCGTGATGCGCCGCTGCCCGAGGCTTGCCGATACTTCCGCAATCGTCAGGCTGCGCTTCCGGCACATGCTGCAAAACTGAATCCAGGCGGAGCGTCCATCCGTCTGCGCCATGATATCGCTCTCGGTTATGATCGTGCCGTCCTCGAGCCGGGCTTCCCACTGGTCGTCGGCAGGCATTTTCTACACCACCGTTACGGAGGCTTTGAGGGTCCCGGTAAGGGCTCCATTCGCGGTCGGCGTCAGCGTCAGGCCGAAATACTTATCGTGCGTCGCGGCGCTGGCGGCAGTGCCCAGATTGAGCGCGGCAGCACTTCCGGCAACGGAGGCCCAGACGGGACTGACCGCACCTTGTAGCACTCCGTAAATGGTCAGCCCCGCAGGTGCATCCGCCTCTCCCGTGCCATAGACGAAGACGCTTGCCGCTGTAAGCGCGGCATTCGGGCTGCAAGTCACGTGGACGTTCAGGCACTCCGTAGTCGCCGGGTGTGTAGAATCGAAGGCCGTCTCGGAACCGCCGTTGACCTTGTAGTGCCCGGTGTCGGTGCTGTACTCCAGGTTCGCTTGATGCGCCGTGGTGCAGATATCCTCATTCGCGGCGCTGATGACGTGCGTGCCGCCGTTGTATTCGCCTACCGTAATCGCCCCGCCCTCGCCATAAGCAAAGGTGCCCGCCTTCTGGAAGAGCAGCTTCTCGCCGGTTCCGATATCGCGCCAGGCTGCACCGCTGCCGGTATTCACATATGCTCGCACCGTCAATGCATTCGCCATAGGTCACTTCCTCCCGTTATGCAATACCAGCGACGATTGTCAACTGGCCCTTTAGTAGCGTTTTGACCATACTGGGAAAGTCCGCGTGGGCCGCCGGGAAAGTCGCTGCCACTTCGTAGTAATAGTTCCCGGCAGCAAGCCCTTCGACGTCTGTGCTCAAGAGGTAGACCGTGAACTGTCCGTTCGCCGGGCTATCCACGTAGACACCGGAAGCGGTCCAGACCGCCGTCGTGGTTTTGCTCAACTTCACCGTGCCGCCGGTTGGTTGGTCGTAGACCATCAGGGTCCAGGTCACGCTCGTTAGCGACACCGCCGCCGTACCTGAAGACGACTGCCGCTGCAAGGTCCATAGGCCACGGTAGCTATCCCCGTGGAGAACGGTGCAATCCAACTCGAGCGGCAAGTCATTGATATCAATGGCGATCGTGGTCGCAGCCACGGGATACCTCCCTAATGCAGGCTGAGAGTGTCGCGCTCGTCGTGAGTCTTTAACGTATCCCGCTGGTCTACGAGAAGTAGAACGTCCCTGATTCCAACCGCCACCGATATCGCCCAGACCAGAATGCCATGCGTCGCCGTATATTCGTCTACCCCGCCTAAACCCCAGGTTTCCAGCATCCGGGTTACGGTCAAAGCGTCCGCACCCGATACGGAAAGAGACCGTGTTAAGGCGGCACTTTCCTGCGCGGATACTTCGACGCCGCGCGTGACGGTTAGCAGTTGTGCGGCGGCCACCGCCAGACCTCGCGTAACCGTTTGAAGGTCCGCGCCCCAGGCGGATACCTCCAGAAGGCTCGTATCGGCCCCTGTTCCGAAGACGCCGATACCGCGCGTGATCGTGGCGATTTCCTGGGCATAGGCTTCTATCGCACGGGTGACGGCCTGGACTTCTTGTGCCGTGACTTCGGCGGACCGCAAGGCCGTTAGTGCCTCCAGCCCGTAGGCTTCAAGCGCGCGGGTGAGGGTCGCCGTCTCGCTGGCGGATAATTCGAGGGCGCGCGTCAGCGTAGCGACTTCCTGCCCGACGGTTTCCATCGCCCGCGTTAAGGCCAAGGTCTCGGACGCCGACACTTCCAGCCCGCGCGTCACGGTGTAGGTCTCACTCGCATAGAGGGCGACGGCGCTTTCTACCGCCAAGGACTCGCCGCCTGCTGCGCTGAAGATGAAGGTGCGCTTGCGCCCCGGCTCCCAGATCATGGCCGCGGGTTCGCGGTAGAGCCAGGCGATTTCCTCCGGCGCGAGGGCACGGTTCCAGAGGGCCGCATTACTCAGATATCCGGTAAAAGGATGGTTGTATACTCCATCACGCCCAACGGCAATGCCGGGTGTGGTGCCGATAGGTGGCGGGCATGATTGAGGTGTTGAGGCTAGTTCGCCATCCACGTAGACCGATATTACGTGATCTTCGAAGACTCCCGCTAACAAATGCCAAACGCCCAGCGTGATTGCATCATCACTGATAACATGGGAGTCCCCGCGACTAAAGTACAATTTCGGGCCTGCAAGCCGTAATCCCCATCCATCGTACCAACCGGAGAGCGAACACAATAAGCCTACCTGGTTCGACTCCGCATCAAGGTTGATAAGGGTTGTCGCGGTCAGTTTATGCGCACCATTGAGGATATTGAGGTGCGCCGCATCGGCAGTGCTGAAGTACCCCAAGCCAGTCAAATGTATGGTACTCTCGCCCGGTAATTGTCCCGCTGCCCAGGGTAATGGGGTGCCTGCCGAATAACTCAATTCCAGTTGGTACTGCGACAGATCGGGAATATACCGGCCCGTGCCAACATCCGCAGCCGCGTTCGGCCACCAGCAACCCACGCAGCCATTCCCGAGCGGGTGTTGAGGGTCTACGAGGCTACCCGGCCCCGGCGCAGTCGTCGTCCCCGCGAGAAGCGTCATCTACACCGTCTCCACTACCGTCTCAATGGTGGCGTGAAAACCGCCTACGTCCGTGGTCTGTGTGGTGTCATTCGTGGCCCTCACGACGAAGAAACGCGGTAGGCTTGCCACGGGCACGCACCCGTAATAGGCCTGGTCCGCGTCCGTGGTGAAGACGTAACTCGGGCAGAAGTCCGTCTCCGCCGTCTCGCCGGTATCCGACACCGCCGCGATTTTGATCACCATGCGCTTATTGCCCGCAGGTGTCGTTGCATAGCCGCTCACGGACCAGTGCAACCATATCTGCTGCGCAATGGCGTCGTCGCCCAGGTCCTGTTCCGAGGAGGTAACCGAGGCTCCGTTGCCGATTGTCTGCCCGTTTAGAACGCTCTTCAGTGTCCGCGTAAAGGCGAGGGCCATTTATTTAGGCACCTCCTGTTGCTTCGCCGCGTAGGTACGCGCCTGGTCTAGGTTTTCGGGATAGATACGCCCGATACCGAGCGTCTCACCGAGGGTCGCGCCGTAAGTCTTCTCCGTCGCCAACCCGATCAGGGTCGTCCTTTCCGCCTCCGTCAGGACTTTGCCCGTAACGAGGGCGTCAATGGCCTTGCGCCCCTGTGAACCTTCGGTTAGCGCGATCTCCCCTTGGGCGAGGTTTTCCTGCCACGCAATCGCGGCGTCCCGCGCGGGGCTGTCTGTTGCTGGTGCGTCCGAGACAGCAAGGTCAAGAAGTGCACGTAACGCCTGCGGCGTGAGGACCGGGATTGCCTCTGCTGCCGTGAGTGTTCCAACTTTGCTACCCACCTCCTGCGGTGTGTTCAGCTTCTCCGCCGTTAGTGTCGGGTCGGAAGCCAGGGCCTTCGCCAGGGCCTGCAACAAGGATGCTTTCGTGAGTGTCGGCATGAGCTTCCTCCTAAGCCATTTCGTAGCCTTCAATTAGTAGTGCCCCGGTACCCTCTCCCGGCTTGTCGAAGCGCACCGTGGCCCGTAGTAGCCCGCTCAGCGTCTCCTGCGCATCGTAGGCGACTGTTGCGAGGGTCGTCTGCCAATAGGGGCTACCTGCTTCATCGCGGCAGAGCAGAGCCGCTTGCACGCGCCGTATCAAAGTCGGTGCGCCCAGGTCGGCAATCACTACGCCGCCCGCCGGGCCGTCCAGACAGTGCGAGGCTTCGACTACCCACAAGCGCCGCCGCATATCCCGCGCTGCGCCCAGGGTCGTTCCATTGCTCCAGACGCAGAATAGCTCGAGGCCCCCGCCCGCCAGGAGTCGTCCCGCACGCACGCCCCACGGCCCGGCCTCGAGCACGAGCCAGCCGACTTCGCCGGATAGGTCAAGTTCGTAGTCGCCTTCTAACCGAAAGCCACCGAGGAACCCGAGCCCGGCGGTGATATGAACCTGTGAACCCTTCGAGGAAAGATCAAAGCCTTCCAGAATGCCCGTCGCTTCAGTTAGCTTCCAGAAGTCGATATCCCATACACCAATCGCCCCGGTCGGCACGGGTCAAGCTCCTAACTCGGCAGGAAAGTCGTCTGGTCGCCAGTCGTCGATTTCGTGAGTGTAACCAGCAGGGTAATGCCGTCGGCGGCGTAGATTTTGATTGTGCCGTCGCTCGTGTCGCTGACGGTTTTGCCCGCGAGGGCCTGCCTGATTACGGTAACGTCTTCGTACGGATCGTGCTGCACGACCTGCACGCCACATATCCAGGTCGTCCCGGTGGTCCCCGCCGACTTGATAATGAGCGGGCCGACGGTATCCACGTCACCCGAGGCAAGCGTCAACTTATAGAGGTTCGTATCCAGTTGCGCGGCGGTTCCGGTCGCGGCACCAAAGGCGGCCCCGGCCTTGCTCACGGTAATCGTCTGCGCCTGCGCCGTGCCCACACGGTACACGACTTCCCGGCGTACCGTCGTAGCCTCGCTGAGTTGTATCTCCTGCGGTATCCAGCAAACGGCCTCCGCAAAGGCGTCCGGGCCGAAAGCTCCGGCGGCGATTTTGGCGTCCGTAATCGCATTCGCCGCCAGCACTACGCCGTCCGTTCCGGTGTCCGCGAGCACCGAGGCCACGTTCGTGGTCACCGTCGCGAGGTCCGCCACCGGATCGTGCGAGACAACCCGCATTCCATAGATGTAGGTGGTGTCCGCCGCCGCCCGGCTTTCAAAGGCGATATCGCCCAGGGTGTTCAAGTCCGCCGCCGTCGGGGCGCAGGAGAACAAGCTATCCTGAACTTGCGTCACGGTGCCCGCCGCCGTCGTCGGCGTCGCGCCATTCTTCGCCACATACAGCGTTTGCACTCCTGTCGCCTGGGCCTCAAAGAGGAATGACCGATAATTCGTGGTCGCTTCCGACACCTGAAACTCTCGCGCGAGGCAGATGTATTTTGTGCTCATGCTTCCCTCCTAACTCGCTTAGGTCGGGTCCGCCCCATCCCAGTTGCCCCGGCTTGTTACCCCGAGGATCGTGGGGTCGGCCCCCGACTCATCGAAGTGCCCGCGCGATTGCTTGAGAATGAGTTCGTTGTCGCCGCCGCTGCCCAGACCCATGCTGGCACTCGCGAAACCGTCGAAGCTGAAGCCACGCGTGCGATCAAGACGTTCCTGCGCGAACCGCAGGATACCATGCCGCAATCCGGTCCCGATACGCATTAGGTCCCCTCCTCCACCATGATACACTCCAGTGTTTGCGAGTACCGCCCCTGTTCGTTAACGGAGTAACCCTTGCTAACGATGCGGAAGATGCTGTTGTCAGGGACCTCCGTATCGGTGCAGTTCGTCACGAGGATTTCGTCCCCGGCACTAATCGCCGGGCGGTCGTCCGTCGTGATCGTCACCAGCCAGTTCCAGCGCACTAGTTCATCCCACAGGGAATTAGCAATCGCGTAGGCGTCGCTCCCGTCCGGGTAGACCGCGAAGTGGGTCCAGAGGTCTCCAATAAACCGGCGTGCCGTGGCGTTGCTAAAGCTGGTCGTGTCGCAAAGCACCTGCACCGTGGCGTCCAACCCTTCGCCCACGAGCACGTAAATCAGGTTTCGGAAATCCTCCACGGAGCGCGTGCTGCGGAACTCGAAAGCCCAGTTGGTCACGGTCGCGGTGCTACCGTCGAAAGCCCAGCCGTCGCTAGCGGCGGCGCGAGAGGTCTCTGTCTTCAGATACTTCCCGGCGGCGTGTTCGTAACTGCGTCGCAGAAACACATGCCCGTCCGCCTTCACGCCCCAGCAAAGAGGAACCGACAACCCGCTCGTTATCGCACTGGGAATGACGCGGCTATCCACGATATCATCCAGCACGTTCACGATGCAGGTGTCCGGCTGGAATTGCAGTTTCCGCTGCCCGAGCAGAGTACCGTTCGGCATGTAGTATTGCGAACCCATCACGGCGGCGGTCACATCCGTCGCCACGTCGATCAGGCTATCATCCACGCCCTGACAGTTGAGCAAGTGCGTGAAGGCACTCACGATATTCCAGCCGCTTGTCCGCCCGTTCCCTTCAAAGGAGGGCTGCCATAGCACTTGCTTCCTCGCGAGCCGCCCTTCAATCATGTCAACCGCGTCGATACTCGCGTCAATCCAACCGGGTTCCCCGCCCTTTCTTCCCTTCGCGGGCGGAACCGCGTAGCCGGTAAAATGCGTGTAGTAGCTCGCGCCGTGGTCGGTAGAAACCGAGACCGCCACTTTCGCATTCGGCTTCAGGTCGGCCATATCATGCAAGCCAGAGAGGTCGGCAACGGTGCCCCGGAAGGTTGCGCCCCGCCACTGGTCGTTCTGGTCGCCACTTAGCTCGAGCAGTTTGAAATCCGTCCTGTCTGCCGTGCTAATCTGCGCCCCCATCACCTGCGCCCCTAAAGTCGGCGTCCGGTATTCCTGTACGTTGTAGAGCGTTGCGCGCGTTGTCCCGTCGCCCGTGAAAGTCACGACGGGGCGCGTCCGGGTGCCGTCTCCGGCATTTGTCTCCGCCGCTACGGAAAGGGCCGTTCCGGCAGGCGTGAGGCCGACCAGGTGATAGTTCGGAGTCTGCACCATCGGGAGCCCGCCCCCGATGTTTTCGGGGACGCGAAACCATGCGCGAGGCCGGAGGGCAACCGACGTCGGGTAGGCTATTTGAGTGAGGGAGAAGAGCAGGGTGTGGCCGGTGACCACGATTTCAACGTGCCCCGGCGCACTTAGGTCAACGGAATCAACGGTCCGCTTTTCGCCGTCCGTCCAAGGCCCCGTGAAAATGAAACTCTCGTCCGTCCCCGCGAAGTGAATAAGCAGGTGGCCGTCGATGAACTCGGTGCGCATGATCTGGAAGCAGGGCTCATTGCCCAGGTTGCTCAATCGCGGTACCGGGCCGTTGTCGATCTTCGCTATCTCCGCCCACGCACCGCCTTGTGACCGGCCCCAGAGGGCGGGCTGTGCCTGATAGGAGGTCTCGCGGCCTAACTGCTCCTCCACATAGCTACCATCCTCGCGATAGGCGGGGAGGATGATTGAGTAGTCGGGGCCATCCGTCGCCAGATAGGTAATCTGCACCATCGCCGGGTCCGTGTCGCCCTGGTTCGTGCCCGCGTGCCAGAGCCACCACACCAGGTTTCGCGTGTAATGCCCGAGGGAGCGCAGGTGCCCGTAAGCCGGTGGCGACGTCGTGCAGAGGCCGGGTCGCGCATCGTAGAAGTGCAGGAAGTTGTTCCGCAGTCCGCAGGCATTTGCGGTCTGCCGCCACTTGCCCCGGATGACCTGCCAGTCCGTCAAGGCCATCGCGCCCATCGGCCAGCTACCTATCGGCGCGATACAACCGAGCTTCTTCAGGAACTGAAACTTGCCTTTATATTCCCAACTCGCCTGAGAAGCGATATCCCCGGTGAAGCCGAAGTTCTGCTCCGAGGGCTCCATCGCCTCCCAGTCGCGGCCCAAACCCACGGCCGTTAACTGCTTGTCCGCCGCCGCCGAATCGAGGGTGCAGACTGTAAAAGCCCGCGCGTAACTATCCACTCCAGATCAGCACGGGACCGGCCCATGTTTCCCCATAGTCCTCGCTAGTCCACCGATAGATAGCTTGACTCGTCGAATTGCGCGCATCGATATAGAGCACATTGCTGTCCGTCGCCATCCCTACCGCGTCGTAACTGCCGGAGCTATCCACGGTATGAACGGTGCCCAGGGTAGTGCGTCCGGCAAAGGTCTCCGCGCACATGATCTTCCCTTTGGCAATCCAGACGGACCAGATCACGCTACCTAAGGGGTGTCGCATCATTTCGAGCGCGTCCTCCCCACCGACTAGGGTGGCGATACCCAACCAACTTACATATTCGCGAACGGGTAGGCGCGCCGTCGGCGATAGCGGTTCCGTGCTCTCATGCAAGCCTACGCCATAGACGATGAAATCATCGCTACCGTCGCTGCCCGTCTGACATTCCTGCTGCGGCAGGCTGTGCCAGTGGCCGATGGGAATAGCTTGCACGTCGTCCTGCACGACCGTCCATTCGTAGGTAGTCGGGTTCTGCTGATAGATACGGGCGTAATCGCCGCCGGTCTCGAGCCCTAGGGCAGCCGAGGCGGCAAGGCCGTGGAAGTTTCCCTGCACCCACTTATCGGTTACCACCTTGCACTCAATGCCCCGGTCAATCGTCCACTGCCCGCAGCGCAGGGCGCAGGTCAAGACGCCGTCGGCCGTGCCCTGCAAAACCGGCACGACGTCGAAGGCCCAGGTGCTCAACTGGTTCAAGTCCGCGTCCGTCGTCGCCGCGATATATCCCGTACCCTCGCCGCACGACCAGGCATCGCAGCAATTCGTGATCAGGTCCTCGAGGGCCGTGAGGCTGAAGGCCGTCGTAGCATCGATCATGTAGTTCGGGCTGAGCGTGCAGTCGAACATCCCGCCCGTCTTCTCCTCCACGTTGGCATTCCACTCATCGCCCCAGTAGAGACAATAATCGTAGGCGGGATAGACGTGCGCACTGAAGCCACCCTTGCGATAGCTGCCACCAGAATGCTCCTGGTCGCCTGCGGCAGCGGGTGCCTCGAAAACCTTGATCATGCAATCCTCGGCAGGCAAGGGTTCATCGGCCCAGACCTGCAATTTCGGTTCGTAAATCTTCCACTCCCCCGGCACTAACCCGCCGATCTGGATTGTCTCCACCATTTCCAGGTCCGCCTGCGCAGCGGTATCGGGATTGACTATACACCAGGTATGCGTCGCCGTGCCTGCCGCGTAACCTTCTCGGGCCGTATAGGTATGAGAGAAGGGCGTCGTCGTGTAAGTGAACTCCTGCTGCCTCGTGCTGCCCACCACGTGATTATCGCTGAAGGTGAACCGCTTGCCGGTTATGGTCAGCGTCAAGCCAGCGCCCACGGCAGGATAGTCGAACTGCGTGATCAGGGAGCCCCAGCCGCGCCAGCAGTATACGCCTTCCCAGGGTGTCGTCCAGATTGCCCCCGTAGAGTTCCCTGGCGAACCGCTGTAGGAAGCGAAGACGTCCGCCTTATGATACCAGTATATCTGCGGCACGCCCGGCATCCCAGGCGGGAAGTCCTGCGCCGCTGCTTGTCCGAGTCGCTGTTCGTATCCCGAGGCTATCGTAAGTGTTAGCGTGCCATTCGTGCCGGTGACGGTGAAGGTGCCGTCCACCGCCGGTGCCTCCGCACCGCCACCGGGCACCCAGTCCGTGTGATCGTGCGCCGGGTGCGGGCCGTAAATCCCTACGTTGTCGCGGTGATAGCAGCTAAGTCCGGCGAAGGTGTGTGTGCTCTTGCAGTCCGTCGCGTTGACGGGCGGTACCTGCAACTCGAGGCTAAGGTCTGTGACGGTGTGCCCGAGGGCTTCCGCCGACTCCGGTGTGATAGACAAGCCTATCGCGCCGGTGGGTAGCAGTTGGTGTTCGTAGCCGTCCGGGAAGTCGAGTCCGGTAACATCGTGGCTCACCCAGACGCCTAGGCCGGATAGCTGGCTGATTGTCGGGTAGACCGTATCACCGGCGGCTGCCATTAGGGGTTCCTAGTAGGCAAAAGCCCCGCCTTTCTCAAGGCATGGCTTCGCAATTGTCGCTATTGAGGCTCGCCGACTATCCCTATTCTATTCAGGCCCCGGTGTCGTCGGGAACCCCAATGTCACGGGGTATCGCGGGTCCGCCTTCAACCCACCGGATACCTGCACATCCAGTGAATCTCCGCTGCCCAATTTCTTGCAGCTAAGGCCGCTCCAGTTCACGATCAGAGGGAAGAGGCTCGTTACCGTCCAGGTAGTCTGCGAGGTGGTTTTACTGGAACTGATAGCCTTTAGGCTGATTGTCGGTCCATCCCCAGTTAGGCTGAAGTCCCCGTAAGTTTTGGCCCCATTTGTGAAGTTCAGATCTGTCCCGTCGATCTGCAAGGTCGTCTCGGCATAGGTCTTTTCCCCTATGCCGTCATTCTGCACAAAGAGGGCTTGCACTCCGCCCGGCGCTGAAAGATAGGGCCACCAACCCCATTCATCAGGCACGAGTTCCGTCCAGACTTGCGTTCCTTCCCAGTCGATTGAGCCAAAGGTTACATGGTAAGGCCAGGGATGATCCACATCCACCCAGCCGTCCTCCACGCTGGTTTCCTGGGCGTAGACTGGACTTGCGTCTCTCCCGCTCGAGGGCGTCGCCGTCCGCGAGCGTGTAAGCCGTTGACAGCCGAAGTTCATAGTCCAGTCTAGCTCTATTGATGTTTCGCCCGAGGATAGTTTTATGACCTGCCGGTCGGGCCATGTTCCTGAAGGCCCCGACGTTTCACTACTGTCGACTATCCCGTAGGCATAGCCGACCTCGCCTTCCGCAAAACTTGGCTGCTGGTCGGGAAGCCAATACCATACTGTGGGTTCGTCGATCCAATAGGGAACTACGTGACAGTACGAATTCGCATTGTAGTCGTAGTAGATTCGGCTGAGGAACACGACGACGTTCCCCGCACCCGCTGCCACTCCCCAGGTCGGGCCGCAATTCTCCGCATCCCCGCTATCGCGTTGATTGCTCAGTTTGAAGGTGCCGCTGATGGGTGTTGAGGTCCGGGTTACGCCAGTTTTGACGCTCATGTAATCGCTCGCATCCCAGACTAATGTTTGCCGTGGCCTGAGGTCCTGTTGCGCTTGACTGCGGATCGCCTGTATCACTCGTGCGGGTTTCATCGCGCCCAATCCGACGGCTAACCCGAGTACGGCCACGCCGTAAACCAGAAGCTGCACAACTTTCCGTTGCCGGTCGGTCATTCTCTCTCGCGTCCCTTCTCTCTAGTGTGCCTGCACCGCCTTCTTCACGGCAGAGTATACCCGATCATCCACCGCGTGTTCAAATTGTTTGTCTCCGTATATGTTGCCCTCCACGGTCACATTGACCACGACCTCAGGCGAAAAGGTCGTGCGATATCCGCCAATCCAGCTTCCCCGGCGACGCTCCGATAGGTCACCACGCGGGTCCCAGAGTGGGCTTTTTTCAAAGACAGCACGGAGTTTCGACGCTTCATATTGAGCAGTTCCCTGAGGGAACATCCCGCGCATCGTGATCGGCGGCCCACCGGCGGTCGCGAGTTGCTGCGGGGCGACGACCGGCGCGGATTTCTGGACGACCTGCACGACCGTTTTGACGGCTGCCTGCGCCGCCGTAATCAAGGGGCGAATCTCGCGCAGGCCCCCGAAGATCGTGTTCTCATAGCGGTCGCGCGGATTGACGTATCCCGCCCCGAAGGGCGAAGATGGAATCTGCGTCGGCGTGAATACGTCTCCCGCTTGCTTCGGAATGAAGTACTCGGGGCCGCGCTCGCCGACCAGGTACATTTCATTCGGGTTGACCGGGCCGCCCTTCGCGCGTCCGGGAACGGGTGCAGCTAACCGACCGCCGGAACCAGCAGCCATACCGGCGGCGAAGTATTGCCCTGGCTTGAAGCCCGTACGGAAGCTATTCCACATCCGCTTGAACACGTCTACGACGGCGTCGATGATACGCCCCGGCAACCGCAGGAGGGACGTCCATAGGTTGCTGAAGAAATCCATCACCGAGGACCACAGGTGACTTAGAGCATTCGAGACCGCCGTGTAAGCGGAAGCAAAGCCCTGGGCTATCGCATTAGGAAGGTTTTTGAACCAGGCGATCAGAGACTTGTAGGTCTGTACGCTCCATTCGCGTACCGCCTTGTACGCATCGGATAGCCGCTGAGGAATACTGATGAAGAAGCCGAAGGCCCACCCGACGGCGTAGGCAATTCCATTCGCGATATCGGCGACGGTTTTCCCGATCACCTTGGGCAAGTCCGCGAACCAGGCTTTCACCGCATCCCAGTTTTTCACGAGCGCATAGATACCGACGCCAATTGCCGCAACGACCGCGAGGACAGCCGCCACCAGGGCGGCAGGCGAGGCAAGTATCCCGGCAATGATACCGCCGATCGTTGCGGCTGCGCCCAACACGGCGGGGATAGCGACCGTTACTATCCAGCCGATTACTCCTCCGATAGAGGCGAAGCCCGCACCGACGCTAGCCAGAATACCGCCTCCGGCTCCTAACCCGGATAGCGCCGCCGCTAGTTGCGGGAAGAGTAGTAGCAGCCCCGGCAGGGCCATGAGTAGCGGGCCGATTGCGAGGGCCAAAGCGGTAAACCCTGCTGCCATGATAATGAGTACCTGCCCGATCTTGGTTGAGGCCACCGCTGCGGTCATCTTGGCGATCCAACTGACGAAGGGCGCTATCGCACCGGCGACGATTTTCAGCGAATCGCCAACACTAATCAGAGCCAACTGGAACTGCTTCATCGCTTCTCGCTGGCGGAAGACCGCGCCCTGCGACTGCTGCGCCAGGGCGCTGTTCAGCGAACCGGCGCTCTTACCAAAGGCCTCGAGGTCGGTGGCGAACATCTTTGCGCCTTCGCCGGTGAGGGCCATCGCGCCGCGCACCGCCCGCACTTCACCCAGCATCTGGGCCATCTTGTCCTGTGCGCCGCCCGTGCTTTTCACGAGCATATCAATCGCGCCGGTCAAGCCCTTCTGCTTGATAACGGCTAACCCACTCTCGAAGCCCGCCTTTTTGATAGCCGCCGCGAACTCCTTGCTAGGCGACAAGAACTGCATCATTACAGCGTTCAGAGAGGTGATAGCTTCTTCCGGGCCTATGCCCTGCTTCGTCATCGTCGCAATCGCCGCGCCGACTTGCTCAACCGGCACCTTGATCTGGGCGGCGGTGCCGAGGACGTTGCCCAGGCTACCGGCCAACTGCTCGAAGGTGACGACGCCCCGGTCAACGGTCTTGAATAGGACGTCCATCAGCTTCGCCGCGTCGCCCGCGCCTTTCTTCCCGTAAGCGTTCATCGCGGCGACCAGCACCTGCGAGGAAGTCGCGGTATCGGTCATTCCGGCGGCTGCGCCCTTGCTGGCGATTTCCAAGGCCTCGAGGGCAATCTTCCCTTGCAGCCCGGAGGAATAGATATCATAGAGACCCGCTGCCAGCGTCGCCGGTGCGTCTGTGATTTTGCTATCGGATGCAATCCCCTTGACCGCCGCCGTAAGCTTCGCGAACTCCTGCTCACTTACCTTAGCGATACTGTTGACGTTCCGCATCGCCTGGTCAAAGTCTGCCGCTGACTTATAAGCCAACCCGAGCCCGAAGGCCATTGCGGTCCCGGCGGCGGTAATGCCTGCGCCTACCTGCTGCCCGAGGCGCATAGTGTTGCCCCACCGCTCGTTGAACTCGTCTTGCTTCTTGACCGCGCTATTGATATGCATCGCGACGCGCGACATCGGCCCGCCGATACTGGTGGCGGCACCGATATTCGCCTGCGACACGCGGGTCGCCATCGCCTTCATTTCGGCTTCGGTCTTGCGGGCGAAACTGCGCAGGTCCGCTTCGGCGCGTGCAGTGAGGACGTCGATACCTAATTCCAGCACGTTCTCGGCCACGTCCTCACCCCTTTTTGTTAACCTCTCGCGTTAACTCTTTCTGCACGCCAGCTTCCTGCGCCAGGATGAGAAGCCACTCATCCACTAGTTCCGCATCTTCCGCCTCGAGGGTCGCCCGCGTGTAGCCAGGAAGCTTCTGGAGCAGCGTATAGAGCACGAGGCTGTAGGGCGGGTCCCTTACGGAGTTTCCTCGGAAGAGGTTGCGGGCAGCGAGGCTGACCCGCTGACTACGTTTCCCCGGTCAGCATCCCCGTTAATGATCTGGGAAATCAATTCCGTCAGTAGCCATTCTGGGAACTCATAGAGTGCTTCGCGCTGGAAGGGTAGCGGTGTGCCATCTGCCGCTTCGACGCCTTCCCAGGACACGATAACATCCGCGAGGAAATCAATCGTCGCATCGATTGCCCCGAGTTGCCCTGTCGCGCCTTCCAGGGCAATGGCTGCCGCAATAGCTTCCAGATATCTGCGCCTTGCACCGAAGCTGGTGCGTACCTCAAAGCTCGCTTCGGGTGCCGCTTCGAGCGTGATCTTGCGCGTCGCTCCAAGTCTCATAGAGACACGTCCTTTCTAAGCCACAACGAGAGTATAACAAGCGGTGTCCTTCGGTGCCTCATAGGAGAGGGCATAGGTCACAAGCCCGCCGCCTACCACGAAGGGGATAGGGGAGGTCTTGCGGCTGAGCGTAGTGACCGTAAGCGTTGCGGTCTGAGTTCCGGCAGTCCCGCCTACCAGCGTGAACACACAGGTCGTCGCTATGCCCAAGGTATCACCGAAGATATCGGCAATGGCGACGGTGCTGGGGTGAATCAGACAATCCACGTTCAGGGTGATTTCCTGACTACCGATTTTGATGCTGTCAGGCCAGCGCATCTGGTTCGTGGTCTTCGCATCCAGCGAATAGATAGGCTCCAAGTTATTATTGATATTGAGTTCAAAGCTCTGCACCTCGAGGGTAGTAGAGCCGCCCACGGAAGCAGTGCCCGTGAACCATTCGAAAGTCGAGCCCGTTAGGTAAGTCTGCTGCGCCGTCGCGTAGGCTTCATCGGTGAGGGCCAACCATTCGATGCTTGCAGTCAGAGGCTCCCCGACGGAACAAGCCAGCCGCATCGTATTGATATAGGCCCCGGTCTGTTTGCGGCCCGCCCCGGAATACCCACCGGCGAAACATAGAGCGGTCATTGTAGGCGCAGTAACCGACGCCCGCTTCGCATAGGCGAGCAGAGACGCATCCTGCACGATTACATCCATGCTGCCACCCGGCACTATCGGGCCACCGACGATGCTATCCTGGGCTCCTATGCCCTCCCTGTGCGCCAGGGCCGAATCGTAATTGAGTGAACCTCCTGTTACTTTGCCGACGCAGGCATTAACGGTCGTGGCCGTACCCCAGTCCAGGAACTGATTGAGTCCGGTTTCCGGCATGATTGCACCTCCAGTCGTGTATGCGAGTACGGCCTTGCTTGCAAGTTATGGTGCGCTGGTTCCTTGCGGCAGGCGGTAGGTCACGAAGATCGTGCAGTACCGCTTGATTACCTGTCCATCCGCGTTGAACCCGTATTCCCAGCGAATATCGCGGTTGAGCGTCGCCAGTCCGCTATCAGTCGTCATCCGCCGGTTCGCGGCGGTGCGCAGAATGAAACGTATCTGGGCGCAAAGCGTCTCAATGCTCTGCCGGTTCGCTTCGGTGTCGGCGAACTTCAACTCCGCGTAAATCCGAAGGCTGACTTCATCCGCCGCCTGATTTCCGATAGCCTCGAAGACCTCCCGGCCATTCGTGAAGGAGAGTTCTACATAGCCCGCTGCGCCTTCGTAGTCGATCTGTGGCCAGGTATGAACTTCGCAGGAAGCCAGTGGCTCCTTAGTATTCGCGCGAAGCAGCGTCGCCAGCCCTTCGATCAGGTCGGTTTCGGTCATTAGGCAGCACCCGTCTTCTTCTTCCACTTTAATTCGCGTAGCAGGACCGCTTCCATCTTCTCGCGAATCTCCGTGTCCTTTGCTTCAGCCGCCGGGCGGATGTAGGGGCGAGGCGGGACGTTGCTTCCTGGATGGTTGACTAACTTCGAGAAGCGTTCAGTGCCGTCTTTCCCCACCCAGTGCAGCCACTTCTTGTATTTCGGCTTGATGATATGCGGCTGCGTCTTCCCGCCGAACTCATGGATCGCCGCATAAGGCACGTTGCTAGCGACGACTGCGCGCCCTGGTCCGGCCTTCTGCGCATTAATGCTCATGCGCAGGATACCGGAGCGCGACGTGAGCTTGTCGGGTATCGGCTCGCCGGGGTCGCCGTAGTCCGTCACTTCTTGTTTCAGCTTCTTGTTATAGTGGCTCCCGACTACTGGGCCTTGCATTCGGAAGCTATCGGCTTTCGCGGCATTAACGATGATCTTGGCACCTGCGTAGGCAGCTTCTTCGGCGGCAATGCCCAACTCGTTTACATATCCTTCAAACAGGGACCGGAACTTGCCGAGGCCCAGCACCTGCATTTTGAACTTCATTAGAGGTCAACTCCCTCCACCGCCGATAACGCCAGTGATAGGAGTCGTGTCCGCCCGCCGCGTCGTGGAGTTCCCGCCTCTCGCGCGCGCACAATCAGAAAGGCCTGCCCGTCCCGCAACCGCTTCAGCATCCGCATTCGTCCGCCCGTGCTCGCAGGCAGGAAGTCGTCTGAGGCAATGACTTTTGCCATGTGCGTTACGTTCGCGTTGAGCAACTGCGCTGCTTGAACGGCCTGGTAGTCGCTTACCAATTCGATGCGTGCCGGCGCACGGCCCCGACACGTTCCCAGGCTTCCGGCGAGGCCGTGCCGCTGGTCGCCTTCGCGTAGATAGCGACGTCCTCGGTCATATCTCCCCTGTGCCCCCAGTCCATTAGGCGTTCCTCCTCAGCACATAGCGCCGCAGTACGTTAAACAGTCCCTCCGGTATCTGCGCCGCCCCCTGCGTGTTGTGGAAGCGTTCAGGTTCATCGTACCAATAACACACGAGTTCAATCCACGCCTGCCGCAAGTCGGCGGGAAGCGTGGCCTTCGTCCAGCCGCCCACGTAGACCACCTTTGCATCCAACCGCGCACCGCCGAACCCGCCTTCCTCGTTGCAGAGTTCTACTTTGCCCTGCCGATAGTTGTGTCCCTGGTCGTCGCTATCCGTCACGTAGTTCGAGGAAGTGATCTCGCGGGCGGCGTTACTGCCTTTGGTCCAGGCACCATCATAGAGGCTGGTGATGCTAACAATCGGCGGGCGATCCACATAGATGTAAGCACCACCCGCATCGTGATACTCGGTATAGGTCGTCGCCGTGTTCAGGCTGCGGTTCGTAAGCTGCTCAATGGCTTCCTGGGCGGCATCGATCAGCACACCGAGGAAGTCACTATCGCCTTTCACCGCCTCCGTGCCGAGAAAGGGGGCGACTTCCGCTGCTGTCAACAGGTCGGCCATTTCTATCCCTTCCTCACTCGAGCGGCGGTGATCATTTTGTTGTATCCGGCGGTGTTCGGGTCGGGAAGGCGGAACCCACAAAAGGGGCAATACTTCGGGATAACGCGCTTCGTCGCCATCGGTGCAAGCCAGCCGCTACAAACTGGGCAGCGGGCTTGCTTATCACGCTGCGCTAGCCGCACGGGATTTCCACCATTCCGCGAGGGCGGGGAGGAAAGCCTTCTCCGTGCCGTCGCGCCGTAGTAATCCACACCACTGTATGTATCGGGCACCGAACTCATCGTCGTAATCCTCGAGGAGCAAACAACAGAAGCGGAAGTTCGCATTTGTCATTAGCTCGAGGAAGCCCGTGTACCACTCAAGGGCCTCGAGTTCGGGCATCGCGTTTGCTGCGCCGGGCACCCTCCAAAAACGACCGTAGGCAGCAGGTGGCGGCTCTATGGCGATGCTGGGAACTCCGAACCCGGTGCTACAAAACTGCTGCGCTCCGGCGAGGCGGTTGAGCTTGTCGCGCATGATATCCAACCGCTGCGCGGCCATACTCACCGCCGCCGCGACGTAGGGCGGACGGCAGGCCAGGAAGGGTTGCAGATTGCACAGGTCAAAACTATCTGGGGCGTTCATCGTCAAGCCGTCCACCACAAAGCCGGTCTCAAAACTGGTCTCGTACCCGCCACTGAGAAGCGTCACATCCGGGCGGCATTGCTTCACGTAGGCATAGACGAATTGCAGCATTCGGCTGTAGTCGAGGAGCTTGCCCTTGCCCTTTATCAGGCGGACCAGTTCGGCGCTGCCCCAGACTTCAATAGTCGTCACCTGCGGGTGCCGGTCCAGATATTGCACAATCCGTTTCGCGTAGGTGGTCAGCCCCGAGGGCGGCCAATCGGCAGGCACCATTACCGTGTCCAGTCCGATCGCGTATTCGACGACGGCCTGGGCCTTCGTGAACAAGTCCACTACGGGCGTTAGGCCGTGGTCTATCGCCTCGGCAATCAGGTCGGTGTCGTCCGGGACCTCTTCGACTAGGTTAGTTCGCCAGTGCGCCCATCGGGCTCCCAGCCGTTCGGCGAGAGGGCCTGCCCCGTGCCGGAACTTACAGATACCCAGGTCCATCCGGCTCCCCCTTACCGTTATTGTGGTGCGCCCAGGACTTCACGAGGTCGTAAGTCAGCTTCGGCTTCCCGTCCGCGAACAGCAGGCCACAATAGACGCCCCAGAAGGTCCCGTTCATATCCGCCCCGTGCGGTACGTCGTCGCGCAGGCGGTGGACGACGAGCACTTCCATACCGATACGCTCAAAGGTGGATAGCCAGACGTCCATGTAGGCGGCGGCTTCCGTTTCCCCGAGGCCGTAGGCGCCATCCTGGAAGACGAAGCTGAATAGCTGCGCCGCCTTTAGCTGTTCGACGACTTCATCGGAGACGACCGGCATCCCCCATTCACTGGCGACGAAAGGCTGGTGGCAGCCCTGCGCCTCCATGCGACGGCGCACGTTTTCGAACATCTCCCGGAACTGTCCGGCAGAATACCGCAACCTGTCGGCTAGCGGTTCATCGAAACGCGGTGCGCCGTTCCCGTCGCGTAGTTCGCTATACCGGCTGATGTTGTAGTGGTGCCAGTTGAGCGCGTCGAAGCTGAGCGGCGCATCGTCGATCAGGGCCTCTGCGAACTGCGGTTGAAACTCCACGCCGTAGCCACCGTTCCAGACCTGCGCCTCCGGCGCGACTTCCTTCACGGTGCTGTACACCCAGGAGAGGATGTTCGGATAGTTGACACGCCCGCCAGGGAAGAAGCCTCCCACGTGCGGGCAGTTGTATTCGCCCCAGAATTCCCAGGCGGAGACAAGCGGCGCGAACTCCTTGACATTCGCCGCAATCCCCGCCGTCATTTCCCGCATGGCTAAGTCAAACTTGATACCATTCGGGTCCGCCGTTTCCCGCATCAAACCGATGCGCTGCTCGAGTTCCCCACTCGGGCGCAGGTCGGCAATGACGTGCAGCCCACGTGCCGCCGCCGCTTCCGCCAGCAGCCCGAAACTCTCGCTAACGCCCTTGTCGGCGTCCGGGACATTTATCTTCGTCCAGGTCACACCAAGGTCGGTGAAGTAATCGGCATCCTCCGGCCTCCAGCTATCCAGTCCTATCTGCATCGGCATTACGACGTCCCCTTCCTACGTCGCTCTATTGCACTGAGACGGCCTGTGGTGCGTTTAACGGTCTGCGTGGCGGCTATAGCCCAGGGGGCCGTTTCTGCGGCGTAGGAAGCCGCCTGTTCACGCCACCGCTGCGCCACCGAGTTCTTCAGGCGCAAGGCGCGTTTCGTATCGGTGTCCAGCACGCCCTCCGGTATGATCAGGTCCCGCTGGTTTCTGCTCGAGGAACGTGCTGCGCACTCCTGCAAGGTCTCGAGGATTTCTGCCGGGCTATACCCGGTCGCTCGTAGGTCCCGGATTGTCGTCGCCCCGACGGCCTTGCTCTCCTTCTCCGGCTTCTGCTCGCGGCGCACCACCGGAACGTAATCCTGGGTCGGTGGGTTGCCGCCGTAGAGCGTGCGGTAAAACCAGTCATACATAGCGACCTCTGACCGTAGGTGCCATTCGTCGCCTCTGACAAAACCGTTAACCTGATAGGTAAAGTCATCTGCAACCCGCGTCGCCGTTATCCAGGGGTGATACATCACCAAAGGCTGGTTCATCGTGGTGAGCACGTAGTATCCCTGGAAGGTCTGCGCGGCGTCTCTGCCCGGCGGCTTCAGCCCGAGTGTTTGGGCCGCGCACGCCTGGGCCTCCGCATTGTCCGACGAATAAACCACTTGAGTGGGCGCGAGGCCGAGCCATTGCAAGTCTTCGACGTTGCGCGTCACCGCCTCTCGCACGGGGAACCCGTTGTTTTGGCAATACTGCAAGCGGTACACGATATCGTCGGCGATAAAAAGAAACTCGCCACCGGAAGCGGCGGCGAGTCGCCAGTTGTGCCAGGCTACCCAAACGTGGCCCAGGTGCAGGTCACGGTAGGGCGTCGGGCGGAAGCGCGTATTCAAGGCAAACCCTTCTATCTATCGTCGTCCCTATCCCTATCGGGACTCGAGTGATCGTCTCTGCGCACATCCTCACTGAAGGCATAGAGCACCGCGAGGAAAACGAATAACCCAGCTATACATTCTGTCAACGTAATCGGCCTCGTTTGGCGAAAGTCCGCCAGTAGTAGACGCCCAGGCCAACCAGCAAGTAGCTGATAACTGCGAACATGAAGCCGATGAATACGGCGTCCGGCGGGGCCACCCTTATCCTCCTCTCAGTGCTCCATCGGGACCTCGAAGGCCATGCCCACGCTGCCGTCTCCGAGTTTGAGCAAGGCGGCATTCGCTTCCGGGGTGCCCAGGGTGCGCAGGGTGGGGATAGCATCGCGGTCGCCAAGTTCCCCGAGTACCCAGGTTAGGACCGCCTTCGTATCCTCCTCGAGTTGGGCCTTTTGCACGCTATCGCAGGCGAGGGCTGTTGCTAACCGCTTCGGCATTAGATAGGAACTCTGCAAGGATTCAATAGTACAGCGCCGCCCGGCTAAGACGGTTGCGACCTTAAGGCTGTTCATAAGTACCGGGTCGGTTTCTACCTCAAGGCGCTTCAGCAGTGGAGCGAAACTACGGTCCGCCGACAGTTGCAGCAGCCCCTCAATCGCGCGTTCACGCACCTCTGGACGTTTGTCCTCAAGCATGTCCTGCAACTCGGGCAGCGGGTCAATCGCACAACCGGCGACGACCAGGAGGAACAGCAAGGGCCAACTTCTCATCAGTATCCCGCTTTCGCATCAAGCAGCAGGTGGGTCGCAGTCTGCATGATTTCTTCCACGTTCAAGTTCGGTTGTGCGGTGTCCTGGTCATCCCACATATCGGGTTTGCTAAGCGGGTTATCCCATACTGTTGTACCCTTCCAGAATTCCGGTTCGACGCTGAACACAAGCCTCTCCATCCATTTCTTCGCGTCGCCGGTTTCGCCTAAAGCATGGAGGACCTTGAAGTCCTCTATCCCTTCGGTCATCCCGTCCAGCCCCACGGTTCCGATAGGGCCGTCTGGGCCGGGCAGAGCATGTTCGTAGCGCCCGCTGGTTTGCCAGCGCCATGTATCCTCGCGCCCGATCACGAGTTGGCTATCATCATCGTGGAAGTAGCCCCAGGTCCAGAGGGCCTTCACGCCGTACCGCTCGTGCATCGCGTAGGCGTACAGGCCCGTCCAGTAGCGGTGCAGCCTCTGGTTCGTGCCCCGGAAGCGGCATTCGTAGAGCCACAAGTCCTTTCCCTCGCGCACCACACCATCATAGAGGTTCCGGGCGTTCAGTATCCAGATATCCAAGGGCTGCAAGTAGCTGACCCCGGCGGCATATTTCACGGCGGTTGCGCACCGCACGCCCCTCTTATGCCACGCCGCTACGCTTTCGCGCACCGCGTCGGCCTGTTCCGGGCCGGGTTCATCCGGGCCGTACCCCACGAACTCCGGCCACTTGATAGGCGGGTCCTGTATCACTGCATCGGGCAAGTCTCCGAGGCAGAGTACCGGCTGCGTGGCGATAAGCCCCTCTTCGTAGGCGATATGGGCGTGCCGGGTAATCGTCGGCTTGTCCCCGTAGAGCGTCACTGTATTGAGCCCAGCCTGCGCCATGTGCCGCATACACTTGCGCACGTAGGCGTCCGTGCGAAGAGCCGCTGGAATGCGGTTGTAGTCGAAGTAAAAGCCCCAGGCCATATCCGGTGCAGGCAGTTCGGGCAGATGATAGTAGGGGACGGCTGTGAGGGCCTGCTGCGGCGTGCCCGGCCAGAGCAGACGGTAGTCCACCCTAGTCGGTGCCGCCAGGCAAGTCCCGCACACAAGCCACGCAAGGGCTAAGCAGAGTCGAAGCCATCTCATTTCGTCGGGTCCCACCAGTCCGGGTTGCCCCACATGCTCTGCCCTTTGACCGCTTTCACGTGCCCGTCTACGAAGGCAACATTGCAGAAGCCGTTGTGCCTGCCCTCCCGCCAGTCCATATCCATCCAGTCGCCGTTGTCACCTGCGGCTGCCCAGCGTGCCGCTCCGGGTTGTGCCGTGCCGGGCATATACCAGATAGCAGCGGAGGGGTTCGTTACCCAGCTATAGCTCATCGCGTAACAGCCCGCATCCATGAACATGAAACACTGCGCAGGAGAGGCAATCGCGGCAAGCGTCTTCGAGGCAACACTCGCATTGCCAGGATAGGTGGCCTCATCCATATTCGCGTAGCCGAGGATATTCTGGTTGTACCCGTAGTGGCGCGCGTGCGCCTGTGAACCGCTCTTGCCACTCGGGCAAACCCAGACGCCGTGCCCTTGCATCTTCCCGCTCGCGTCGGCTTTGCCCATGCGCACATACGGATTCAAGAAGTTGTTCCACATCCAGAAGCCGCTGAACCAAATGCCCTCTGGCGGGGCAGGCCACGAGGCAGGTATCCAGGCCCAACCGGGCGACAAGTGTTCATCGTAATCCGAGCAGTACATGAGCTCCGCCAGCGCAATCTGCTTCAGGTTGCTCACGCAACTCGTCTGGCGTGCCTTCTCACGTGCCCTGGCGAAGACCGGGAACAGAATGGCTGCCAGGATGGCGATAATCGCAATCACCACCAGCAACTCAATGAGCGTGAAACCCTTGCCACCAGTTGTCAAGGTACCCTGCCGTGTCGGTTTCATCGTGTCTTCCTTTCGGCCCCGCTCCTTGCGGTGCCTTGGTTAATACGGGGGCGGTCATCCTACCCGCCCCCGG